TCAGAAATAAAGAAGTTCTGCGAATACTAGTTAATAACGCCGCTGTAGACGTTTGGAACTCTCAAGCCAAGCGCGAACCGAAGTAGCCCCTAAAGGGGCTTTCCTTTTTCTGGAGGAGAACATGCGAAGACCAACCAACCCCGTAATCCCCTATCCCCACGAGGCCATCCAGCACACCCGCTGTGTTCTGGCCCTGTCCATGATCACCGTGGCGATTTCTTTCCTCAAGCCGGAAATGCTGGCGCAGCTTGGCGACCTCGGAAAGCAGGTCGAAAAGGTCAACCGCTGGATCGACCGATGTGCGGACGACACGCAGAAGCGCAGGCTATCCGCAGGTGCCCGCAGGGATCTGGATGCCCGGTTCCATATCCTTGCCGGGCACGTCGGGGATGTTCAGGCGGCGTCCGGCGACGCTTCCCGCTGGACGCAATGGGCCGCCGGGATGTGGGCCGGGCTCACTTTCCTCGAAGACGCCCGGAACACCTGCCCCGCCTACTTCCGGGGCCTTCACTGGCACAACCTGCTCAAGACGCTGACCACACTGTGCAATGCGCTCGAAAATGTCGACCCGCAGATAGCCGAGATCGGGACGCGGGTGTACGAGCGGGCTGCGTAGGGGGAAAGAAAATGGAGCCAACACTTTTGACTACAGAACAGGCCTCCGAACTCATGGGAATGGGGATTACACGTTCACTCAACTTGCTACGCTCCCACGGCGTGCAGCCTATCGATCTGGGACGTGGACGCGGAAACGGCTTGCGCTGGCATCGTCGGGCCGTTATGACGGTGATCGACACATTACATGCTGAGGCCCAGGCAAAGGCAGGAGTTCCAAGGCGACGAAGACAGACCAAAACATCAGGGTGCGTCATCGGAAAATCCGCCAAGGAACTTTTAGCAGAGTTCAATATGGGGGCCGTCCAGTAGCAGCTGGAGCGGCCTCCTTTGCTCAGGAGCTATTCAGTATGGCTATCAGACAGAGGAAAGGCCGTAGAAAGCCGTGGGAAGTGTACTGGAACAACCCGTTCACCCTCAAGCGAGAATCACTTTACGTCGAAACGGAGGAGGAAGCAAAGAAGCAAGATGCCCTCAAGAAGTATCAGCTTAAGTATGAAAGAGATTCATTCCGTAAGGACGAAGTCTCTGAGACGAATCAGGAACACACATTTGAGTCCGTATATTATTTATTTCTAAAAGAAAAACACTTTTCGGAAAAGGCATTAAACAGACATTTGGCAAATATGAAACCGGCTATGCCATTCATGTGTGATATACCCATTCATGAGATTGATAGTACAAAACTTAAAACCCTCGTCGAGTATTTTCTATCACGCAGAATCAAAACAGCAACTATCAGGCGTTATGTAAGTCCGGTTATTTCCATAATTAGATGGGCATATCAAAATGAACTCATCAGAGAAATGCCAAGAATCCCAACTTTGCCGCATGTTGAATATGAACATTTTGTACCACCGACACAACATGAAATTGCCTTGATATTCGCACACGCCAATGAGCATGTGCGGCGCGTGATCATACTTGGTTCACAAATGGGTATTAGAGTAGGTCCATCAGAGCTTTTCAGTTTAAAATGGTCCGATGTAGACATTGAAAATAGTGTGATTCATCTACATGCTGCAAAGAAAAATAGAAAAGAACCCATCCGTGATATCCCGATAAGAAAAACATTGATAGATGAATTGCGGTCGTGGCGTGATGCTGATAAAGAATTAGGAGTCAATCAAGTTATCCATTTCAGAGGAAAGCCCATTAGAACCATACATGAGGGTTGGAAAGCCGCTCTCAGGCGTGCTGGAATATCAAGAAAGATACGTCCCTACGATCTAAGACATGCCTTTGCTACCGAAGCTATCGCCGCAGGTGCAGACATCGGGACGGTTGCAAAGCTCATGGGGCACGCCAGCCTTACAATGGTTTTGAAACACTATCAGCACGTCCTCAACTCTCAAAAAATTGCCGCAATTGAGGCTATCCCTGAACCTAAATATGTGGCAGAAAATATGTGGCAACTTAAAGATGGATGTTCAGTTCGTCAATAACCAATGGTTAACAAACAACTTTTACACACTGTTGTTTTAAGCATGATTCCCATGTACAGGGCATTGTTTACATATTAACATATCGAATTTATTATGTTAAGCCTCAGCAAAATGTGTCAAAATGTGGCAAAAGCACTCTAAATATGTGTCAGAATATGTGTCCAAAAAAATTCCCCTCTCGGTTCACGCCGGGAGGGGGATTTTTTTGTGTCTTTATTCCGACTTTTTCGCCGCGAATCGGATCTCGCCCCGATGCTCTGGCATCCATTTGCACTTATGCAGGCACCACCACGGCGTGACGATGAATCGACCATCGGCCTTTGCTTTCCTGTCTGGATGCGCTCCAGATTCAGCACAGTCCAGAGAACACAGCATCAGAGCTTGAACCCGTTCACCGTGCGGGCAACGAAAGTGCTCCTCTTCTTCGGGCATGGGTAGCGGCATGATCTAATCCTCCTTGTTTCTAAAGAGTCTAGCCATGCCTACGATTTTTGCAAATCACGGCTCAAGAGGCCACGGACACGCCGGATCATCCGGTCCGTTCCACGGAAAGCCCAGTTGTTCGGGAAGATCGCGCAACGCTTGGCGGTACACCTTGATCTCTTCAAGCTTTTCTTGTGAGATCGGATAGTCCGGCATGACAAGATGATCGGTGAGAGCAAGCCGTTTGTTGCGTTCGGCGCGTACGCTAGCCGCGAGTTCTTCGGTCGTCGGGACTGGCGGGACGTAGGGCTGCTCTTCCGTCACCATCTCCGGGTGCGCCTCGGCGTAGGCGAACACGGCGTCCCATTCTTCCGCGAACTCTGCGGCGTAAGGGTAAACGTGATACGGGAAGCCGTTTTTCGTGATGACGTATGAGTCGTCAAAAGTGCGGTGGATGATTTGCGAAAAATCAATCATTTTAACCTCTTTTTGTGCAACACGAGCACAAAGCCCGGCGACCATGTAATCTGTGGGTGCGTTCGGGATTACCGTGCCCCCGGCAGTATTTGGATAGTGCTTCACAGCGCCTTTGCCGCCACTGTCGTTGAAGCAGATACACACGACATTATATGTGCCTCCCTGGGGTACAGTGATAGCTGGGCCCGAAGTATTGACGACCCATTGCACGGCTGGAGCGGCTATCAGAGCTGACCCTGCGCTGTTTGCATAGTTTGCAGTATCAGCGTTCCCAGCGCTATCAGCTTTTCCGTGCACCGCCCTGCCGTCAAGGTAGAGTTCTCCGGTATCCGGAGAGTAACGCATCGTAAGGCCGGGGCTGCCTTTTGTTCCCGAAAAAGTTATGAGCCTCACTCCGTCAGCATATAACCGTCCAATCTCGACATCACTCGTCAAAATCAAGTTGTGTGACGACAACGTGTACCGCGTTCCGTCTTCTTCGACATAAACGCCAAGCGAAGAAATCAACCCGCTGCTGTTTCGCGCATACATCTGGGTGGCTTTAATATTCTTAACATTATGCACAAAATCATGGGCACCCATGATCGTTCCATTTTTGTCGAGCATGAACAGCCCAAGCTCTTGTTCCGTAGCCGGCGTAGCATTGATGAGATCAAGCATATTCTTGATCGAAAGATTTCCAGTCACCGTTCCGCCGCCAATCGAGAGAGCGGGCTTATACTCCCCGCCTCCGGTCAGAAAGCTATCCTGTTGCCCGGCGGCTGCGGGCGGCACAAGGCCGCTTGTCCCGGCTGCCGATGCCGTCGCGCCCTCGTATTCGGGGACGGAGATGATGCCGTTGTTGACGGTGAGGCCGTCGCCGATGCGTGAAGACGACACAATTTCTGACCAAGAAGACCAATCATTACTCGCTAAGCGATACTGCCTGAGGAACATACGTTCTCTTGCTGATGAATAGGCATATGCTATCTGATACAAATTCTTTGTGAATGCGTCTTTTTTACTGTAAAAAACTTGCAGGAAGGCGGCGCTTCCATCGATTGGGCCATTCACGCCACCTGTTGCGTTTATTAAGTAAAATCCTGCTTCGGTAACTGTATTGTAGTCTACATTATTCCCAAGTTCTCGTGCTGCCCCGATCTGCCCCCGCGCGCTCGCCAGATCCCCGAGATCCCCACCAATCGCCACGTCTTTCACGGTGATGGTTCCGTCTTCTGTGACCTTTGCAGTTATCCCGTCCGGCTTTACAAGACCCGGTGCCGAAGTCGTCCCAAGCACCACTCCGAGATTTTTTCTTGCCTCTGCCGCCGTTGACGCTTCTGTCCCACCTTTAGCGACGGGTACAACATAGTTATCGGCAAGATCTGATGCTTTAGAAGCTGTACTTGCATTACCTGTGATATCTCCGGGAAGTTTTCCGCTGGAATCGCGCACGGGGATGGTGTTCGCGGTGGTCCCGGTTGCCGCATGTTTGCCGTCAACAGTGTCCACGTCATGCATGAGTTTGCCCACCGTTGCCCATGCGTTCGAGGTATATTTCTGTATCTGCACGCCGCCCGTCACTGAGAATATCCGTTTCGCATTCTCGGGAAGGTTAGTAATCCCCGTGAAATCCATGTTCGCAAGGGCGTCGAGCATGGTTTTGATGGCGGGAACATCGGTAGCAATCTTATTTGCAAGCGCAACGGCTGCGCTCCATGAAATAGCCATAGTCATACTCCTTTATACGCCGTATGCGGCCCAGTCCACCGTACCGGCGGCACGGTTGCCGTTCTTGTCCTTGACGAAGATACGGAATCCCTTGGGGTTTTCTATATCTTCAAATACTGTAAACGCGGTAAGGTTCTGGTTGTTGACAATATTGGGTTTGGGCAGACTTTCAACATCGATGAAATCGGCATTGAAATCGACCCATTTCCCCGTAAGCATGGGGGTTTCGCTTTCCGAAATCCATCCATCTCCATTGTCCGTAGCCTTAACGTCTATCCGCCCGAAATCCATTTTTCTTTTCACATCAAGAGAGTAGTTGATGTTCGAGATCGCCGTCATGCCGCCCGTAATTGTGATGGTGTATCGGACATAGCGGAACTGCGTAGCGAAGACGACTGTGGCGTTATCCGAAATGGTCCGCCATATAGCGTTGTCTTGGCTCACCTCGATCTTGCAGGCAAAGGCAGGATTGTCGCTCAACGTGCGGGAGGAGATGGTGACCGTAATCTTGGTTGAGGGTACGAGTTTGCCTACATCCACGGTTTCGATATAGATTCCGGATGCAGCAGCCGGGGCCATCCACGTAGTGAAGCCTTCGTCGATTTTCTGTTGCCATGTTTCGATGGACCTACCCGCTGCTTGTGTTGCCCGTGTAAGGTTCTCTTCCCATGTCTCATCGGGCACGGGGCCTATCATGCTGCCGCGCCCGTCCAACACAAAGTTGGTCTTCGTGCCGTTAAAAAGAGAATCAAGGTTATGGTAGAATACGAAGTCAGGCGGCTGGCTGACAGTCATCTTGATTGATGACATTGTTCCCCGGTTCCCCCCCACATCAACAGGGGTTATGCCATAGATATATTCTCCTGAAACGGTTTCAAAAGAAGAGGCAAACAGTGCATCAATCCGCCCGATCTCCATATCATAGCCGTCCTCATCGATTTCTGAAAAGATGTATTCACGAATGGGGAAAAATATCCTATCCGGTTCCGTCCAATACAACATGACGTTGTTGTCCACAGTGGCGCAGTTTTCGAATTGCACTTTTCCCGGTGCGATGACCGTGAAATCGCAATCTCCCCATCCCGAAATGTTCCCCGCGCTGTCCACGGCTCTGACCATAAAATAATGGACGCCTGTGGAAACGGCGGGAACAGTCAGACAATCGATGTCAAGACGTCCATAGTCTTCCTCTCTGGTAACGATCACCCCATCATCCCGAGTTTCTTCCCACTGCCGAACTAAATCCCATGCGACGATGGGAAGAAGGCTAGTAGTCGCCTTCCAGCGCACAGTGATGCCTTCACCATCAAGAATCGCAGTCACCTGCGGAGGCTCCGGTTTGGTGACGACATATGCAGCTTCACCCCACCCAGATACATTCCCCGCTACGTCTATCGCCCGGACACGGTATTCCCATGTCCCTGCCTTTGGTGCCGGGAATCGGTATGAAGTGGCCTTTGTCTTGGCTACGAATGTCCCATCAACAAAAACTATTTCATAGGTTTCAATGGGGAAAGCTGACTCTACAGTAGGCCACGATATGACCATATCAGTGCTGTCTATCGTGATGACGGGCTTGGGCGGATAAATAGGTCCAACGTGAACGCTCCCGTATCCTGCCGGAGATTCGTTTTGGAAGATGTCCACAGCGATTACTTGAAACGTGTAATCGCCTTCTGGACGCGGGGGCATCAGCCACGAGATCGAGTTCACCACCTCATTAACATTGTAATAAATATCAATAATTTTATAGTGATGTATAGGCCATGTTGTTTTGCAGTCCTGCCATTTCACATATAACCCGTCAGTTCTGAGTTCTCCCTTGATGTTTGGTGTTGCTGGTCTTTTGACCTCAATTGATACTTGAGCCGCATTTTTTGACGCCCTCCCGCCTGTGTCCACGGCAACCACAGAAAAAGAAAGCATTCCCGTTTTTTTCGGAGCCGCAAGCGTTATCGCATTATCAACAGTCTTTCCCCCGAAACTTCCGGTCACAATATAGTGTGAAAGGTCAAGGACGGTTACCTCATCCCATGTCAAAGTGATGCCTGCGGGTATATCAATGACTGCCGAAAGGTTTTCAATGTCGGGGGGAAGAGATGTTTTCCCTACAACTTTATGAAGAACGACAGGTGATTGTTGGGACATAACACCGATGTTGGACATGGCCATGATCGCCAGCTCGTACATAGCCCCTTCCTGCACGCCTGATATGTAGCTGAATGTCTGCCCCGTATTGCGTTCAGGTACGCTGATCCATTCAGAATCGCCTTGCTTACGGTGCATGATGCGCCATGAATCAATCACCACGTTCGAGTCCGCAATCTTCCAGTTTACGAGAATGCGGGGCAAAAGCGTGCCGTCCGCAAGCTGCGTCAGTACGGTTTCATCAGAAACAATATTCGTGAGTTCAGGCGTAGGCGGTGTATTCGCTTGATACCGCGTGGGGGCCGTGATGTTCGAATCCCAAGGAGGTATTTCCCCGGTGAGTGCGTCGTAAATGTTCGTCGCCGCATCTTGGAATGTGATTTGAGCGGTCAATCCTTCGGAGGGGGTTATGCTCAAAACTGTTAGGAGTTGATCCGTACGTCCAGCGACACCAAAAGACACCAAATCCCCGATATCCGGAGCTGAGGAAGTGGCGGGAATAGGCATGGCAAAAGCGAGAGTACGAGATGCGCCGGGAACTGTCTGAACAGAATAGTACACGTCGGCGCTGGCGGGAGTGGAAACACGGATACCGTAGGATTTACCCGCTTCAATCGTGCAAAACTCGTCAAGATCAATGGAAATAAGGTTGCCATCACTATTGAGAGCCCGGCTTACGACGCGCCCGGAAATGATGCCCCATAACGTAACATCGTGCTGGCAACGGACATGCTCACCCCGGCGCAACGTCAGGGACTCCGCCTCGGCATTGAGCGTATAGACCTCGGGACGCAGCCTCAGTTCCGCAAGGCGCAATCTTCCGTGCTTCCATATCAAGTCTGGATTCGTTACGCCGTCCTGTTCCCATTCGATTATATTAGTGGCGTTCGATTCGTTGTAGCCGTCGGCATATACGACGCGCTCATCTTCTTGAAAGTCTTTCGTTTCATTCAGGAAGCGCATTCGTAGACCCTGCACGGGCTCGGTCAAGAACTCTTTTTTGGCGGAGAAACCCCAAGTATTCCGTGGGCTCAGGATGTCCACTACTGGAGCGTCCGGATCGTCCCAAACCACCCCATGCCCGTTTATCAGTGCATAAGAGCCTCGCCCGGCCCCCATGATGTTGTGCTGGAGTTCGCCCGCTGTGGTGCGCGACGTCTGGACGGCATTATAAGCCCACCCCCACCGCTGGCACCAGTTATAGAAATCAGCATAGGAATCCATGTCCATTTCATCCCATGACGCGGGTTTACCTGTGCATTGCGATGTCGCCACGAGAAGGGTGAGGGATGCGGGGTTATTCGTTGGCTGGTCTATCCAATTTGTCCCGTTCCAACAGGGGGCGACGGACTGGCAATAGCAGTTGAACTCGTCGACATTCCCGGAAAGCTGTTCCGTGGCCTTGAGTTGCACTTCGATGAGCGTGAGAGGGCGGCCCTGATAGACGACGGCGGGACGGTTGCGCCAGCTTTGCAGCGTCGTCCATGTACACTCGTCCATGACCGTTTGATCGGTGGTTTCCTTGTCTGAATCTGGCGTGACGCGCCGGACGGAAACTTCGTATTGACCTTCCGGGACATCGAGCTCAACACCTCTACGTTGGGTTGTCACTGTCTGTCCGGAGAAAACAATACTAGGGGCAATAACTGATCCTGAAGATATTTTTACAGCAGAACCATTCGCTTCAACATGCCCTGTAAAATTGTTTACCGAATACAAATTTTCTATATGGTATGTATAACGATACCCCCAAACGTACCCCCCATTTCCAACTTCTGTTTCATAATATTCTTTTTCTACTATGAGGTTACCAACTGCAATCGCCATACCACCGTTCACAGAAAGGGAACCGTCGGCATTTACGCCGAGACTGAAATTGCCGGATGCATTCCGAGAAAGGTTTATCGTTCCCCCACCCGTCGTGCGTGTCCCGCCATAAGGAATCCAATCGGAAGCCCCCACGCGGCGGTATCTGACTTCAAGTTCAACGGATACGGGGTATGAATTGCCTTTTTTGTCAATGCGTTTCAATCCGTTGAAAGTAAAGAACAGCGCGATATGATTGGTATCGGCCTTCGTCGTTCTTGTTACCCACCCCACGCTGTTCTTGAGCAACACGGACATGGACTCTTCGGATACGGCACGGTTGAACCATGTAAACCCGCTGCCCTGCCAGTTCTGGTGGATGCGGTATTCAGATCCTTGAAAATTTCCGAACGGTGTGTCTCCGATACGGAAATCGGATACCTGCACATTGCCCATGCTTACGACGTACAGATACCGGACATACTGATCGTTTCCGGAAAGGACTGTGTAATATTGCGCTGCAAAACGGGGCGCGAAGCGAATCTTGCCTAGAACCAGCGGCACGACGCCATAGGGATCGGCACGATTCTGTGCGCCGTCGATGCTCCAGACTTTTGCGGCGGTTTCGTTGTCGGCGGCGGCAAGCTTGGGTTGGGAAACGCCCGCTATAGCATTTACAAGCAACATGCCGCTCATCATGACGGCGGCACCCGCTACGGCTCCCCATCCGGCCCCCATTCCGAGAGCTTTAATACCAAACCAGCCAGCGCCAGTCCCGCCAACATACCATGTTGCAATCGCGGCAGCGGCAATCACTACAAGCTGGAGTATAGACGCCAGCGGGTTCTTTCCCCCGCCCTTCCCCAAGGGGATACAGACGGAAACAAACTGTCCCTCACAAACCAGCGTGGTATGCCATGCCTCATAGGGTACCGGAACGCCATTGACGAACACTTTTGCATAACGCAGCGTCGTGTAGCTGATGCCCGCATCCCGGCAAGCCTTGCGCAGTCCGAAAAGGAGGCTGGTTCCGCTTGGGATGAGGCTGTCGATGACATTCGTTCGCATCGGGGAAGGCCGCAGCCGTAAAGACGCCCCGTCCTTTTTCAGAACGGGCAACGCTTCGGGGATGGCGGGAAGGTTAGACAAGTGCGACATGCCGATATACCCCTACGAGTTGATAGCCTGTGCCGAGCATTTTGAGGGGAGCCAACCGGGAAGGTCGCGTTTCCTCGACATGGATGATGTGCCGGGCATCAACCACGGCGGCGCAATGGCAATCGGCCCCACGGTAGCGGTATAGTGCCATATCCAAAGGCTTGGGTTCAGTCTCCTTTGGCAGGAGAACCCACTCTGAAAGTGAGTCTCCAATCATGCGTGAAAGGCGTTCCTGCCCGTCTCGCGTGTGCAGCTCCTTCCGTTCGTAGACCTCAAGCATATCTTTGGCATGGATGCCCCGTTCCGTCTTGAGCATGAGCAGAACCAGCCCGCCGCAATCGCAGCCGGAAAAAGAACGGCCTCCATCCTCAAAAGGGATGCCGATGTATTTTTCATGCCACTGCATCAGAATAACCCCGGAAAAAACGCAGGATAAAAGTTCATCGCCGGGCACGGTTCCACACGGTAGTCGTCAGGCCCGAGTTCGGCGTCAATCGTGCTGGCGTTGTAAGTTGCCGAGGTGATTCTGAGCACCGGAAACTCCTGTTGTACTTCATTCGGGGAAGAGGCAAAAACTGTCTTCACAGTGAAGGATGCCGCCGATTCCATATTCCGGATAGCCGCCACGTACTCCCGATCAATATTGTCAATCGAAACCTGCGCCTTGATAGGGTCACTTCCTTCCGGTTGGTCGGGTACCGTGAACTTGAAGGACAGCGCGTAGTAGACAACTCCGTTATGCCGAGTCCCGTAAATAGGCTCTTTCGTATCGTCATGAAGCTGGATAAATTCGGTCATGTCCGAAGATACCCGGATCGGCGCGGACAATGACGGATGCGTGATTTCCAAAAGGAAAATATACGGATCGGCACTGTCGTTAGCCGCAGCCCATTTCCTGAACTCACTACTTGTTACGACTGACATAAGGCCATATCTCCAAGGTCATGGTGACATACCAGTGCCGTGCGCCAACGGGGGTAAACTGGATCTCCGAATCGCCTTTTACCCGTACATAGCGGTACACATCGGCTGTCGGGTCGGGCCACCAGAAGGACCTTCCGGCGTTGCCGTCAAGGAATTCCTTCATCGTGGCCTTCTGTTCCCATTTCAGAAGATACTTGACTGAGCGGGACTCTGTGCCCGCGCTCGACCGCCTACGTTGACGCTTCGGGCCAGCGTCCATATCCGTCACAATGACGTCATAGTCCGGCGTCTCGCCATAGCTGTCGACAAGCGGCCTTTGCGGAAGCGAGACGGGCCATGTAATTTCGGAATATGCCATCAGCGCCCCCTCACCACGGGTTTGACGCCGTACCGCCCGCGTATCGTCTGGTCGATGACGCCACCACGGGCGATATCTGAGGCCATTTCCCGCTTGAGCATGACAACAACGTCCAAGCCGCCCTGCGCGTTGCGCTGTTGCTGGACTTCCGCCGTGGCATCGGTGCCCGTCTGGTTGATGACTTGGATGTTGACCTGCGGGACGGAAACACCGTCCGCGAGCACGCCAAGCCGATTGCCGCTCATTCTTTGCAGGGGGAGGATGGCTTCCGGCCCGGCCTCGCCCATAAGCCCGGCACCCGTCGCGTATTTTCGGATGTGCTCATCATGGGTGAAGTATGTAGGACGAGTGACCACGGAATTTCGGTAAAGGCTCAAATCACCGCCGGAAAAGACGTTGCCAAGGGCACTGGCTCCCGAGTAGCGCAACCCCATGCCCGCATAACCGGACGTGGCAGCCGCTCCAGAGGCCGCGCTTTTGGTCAGACCGTTAAAAGTGGAGTTGAAAAAATCGCCAAGCCAATCCATCCCGCTGTTCGCTATGTTCCCAACGATATTGCGCATGAATATCTGCAAAAAGTCGTTCGCCATCGTGGTCATGGCGTTGTTCCAGTTCACCACCAGACCGTCGGTCGTAATCTGGAAAGCCCCACTGATGCCATCAAGCATGTTCGTGGTGGCTTGCTCAAATCCCTTACCGTAATTCGTGGCGTCAGAGTAAAATGTGAGCACAGAACGGCGCGCACCATCCCAACCGTCCCGGCTGTTCTGAATCTTCTGCAATTCAAGCCATTCATCGGCCAATTCACGCGGTATTCCTACAGTGCGGATAAGATTATCCCGCTGTAGAACCAGAAGCCTGTTCAGGTACTCCTGAGAACGCCCGGCATTCCCCGAAAGCTCGGCAAGTTCACGGTAGAAGTCGGCGGCGGCTTGTGCGTCCTTGATCTGCGATTGCAGGTTGAGGGCAGACCGAAGTTCTTGGGCTTTTTTCGCTACTCTGTCTGGAGCCTCCCCAAGTTCGGTTAACCGCCGGGTCAACTCTTCAACTTGCTTATTGACTTCAAGAATACGTGCTTTAGCCGTATCTCCGTTAAGATTGGCAATTTGAATATCTACATCACGGATTGCATCAGCTATTTTCTGATAATGTTGTGCAGTTGCAGCTTGAGCGTATTCATTTTGTAATGCGTTCATCTCGGACATAGAAAGTCCGGCTGTTTTGGCATTCTTAGCTATATCATCAAGCTTTCTAACAAGATCAATCCCAAAATCATCACCAGAACCACGCATTTTTTCTATTTCAGCACGGAACCCTTCAAGTGCACGTTTCGCAGATTCAATCTTGCTTTTTTCTGAATCAGTAGAGGTAGTATTAGCTCCAGTTCCACCTCCACTAGAGCGTGCTGTTTTCCTTGCGGATTCAGCAGCATCTTTTCTTAACTTTTCAACACGCTTAGTATATTCTTTAAAGAATGCATCTGGCCTAGAAACCATATCTAGACCTTTTGTCATATCATTCCAGTCTACAGAAAAAGATTCTCTTATATTTTTTGACCAGTTTTTACCTATTTCACCTGCTTTATTAAGTGAAGAAGAAGCACCTTCAAAGTCAAATGTCATGACTCTGTATAGAGCTTCTCCAAAAAGATTTATTTGTTCTTTACCAACTATAACAGTATCCACTAAAGCTATTATTCCATCTACAGCAATCTGAATCCCGTTCCACAGGGCTTTAGCTCCACCTGATGCCTGAATGAAAGAAGAGGCAAGTATGGATATTTCTGTTGCTGATTTTTCTCCAGAATCAGACACATCATCCAGAAAAGATATTAAATCGTCTGATTCTGACGCTAAAAATCCAGATATGACCGTAGATAATTGTTCAATAGCTCCACGATTTCCATTAATTGCAATGAGCGCGGATGTATGAGCCTGAAGAAGGCCTTCACCGACTGTAGTAGTAAAATCTCTACTAATAGCGTCAGCTATGCGAACTTGGTTTGCATAGCTATTCATACTTCTTGCAAAATCTCCAACAGCATTAGGAGATTGAGCAATTGCGGCGTTGAGTCGTAATTGTGCTTTTTCTGCAAGATTGAGATTTTTCCAGCTTTTCCCCACAGAGGAAGCGTATTTTTCCATTTGGTCGTCCGTAAGGACAACGCCCAAAGATTTAGCCGCTTCCGTTTCTCCAAGGAGAGCACTCGTTAATGCTTGTGTTGCACCCTCTGCTCCTCCTGCATAGTTTGTGAAGCTAGCTAAGTCTGTCCCAAGTTGTACTGTTTGTTGAGCAAGCTCAAGAGCCTTATCAGAGGCAACTCCAAGGCCAGAGAGCAAGTCACCTACGCTAGAAAGGGCGGCTTGCGCTCCTTCACGGGACAATCCATAATTAAGCCTGAGATTATCAGCCGCTTGGTTTGCCCTTTCGGACACAGTGGCAAATACTACATTGAATTTATTTGCAGTTTCTTCTGCATCTGATCCCGCTTGGACAAGCTCTTTTCTCAATTCATTTATTCGGGTTACAACATAAGCGGTAGCGAAGCCTTTCAAAGCTGTTACGGCAGTATTCCCTAGCTTAGTTAAGGACTGTGCGGCATTTTGACTTTCTCTAGGAACAATTTTCAACGTATTGGAAAACTCGGAAGTCGTTCTTTTTGCTTCTTCCATTTTTCGATTGAATTCATTGAGATTGATTTTGACAGTAAAGCCCATAATACCCTCACTGGTTTGGCAAAACCAAACGCAATCGGAGGGGAAAAAGCGACATAACGTTGGTACGAAATGTGAGAAGGGTATAAAAAAAGCTCCCCTACACGGCATGGGGAGCTTTTGAGACATTAAAAGATGCCGTTATTGTTCGTTAATCCATGAAATAGAATCAGAATAAGGGGAATATTCTGCATATCCTTTATATGTTATCAAGATACTTTTTCCTGTTTCTCCTTGTGTCATATAGCCCGGAAATACACTAATGTATTTATTAATTTCTCCCTCTTTTTTTGCAATAAAACGTGCAGTAATGCGAGCAAATTCTTTTGAAGATTCCATAGCATCTTTTATGGAAATTTTTCTATCATATCTCATATTTATAAGCATTCTTTTTGGATCGTTTTTAAATACTTCTATAGTATATTTACCAAATTTATTTAATTTTTCTGATTGTAATTGACAAATTTCATCAATATATTGATATTTTTCTGTTACATCTTTTTCAATATTTTCTTTTGTTGAATTATTTTTATCTATACTATTCTCTCTATATACATAAGTTGAAGCAATAAAAAAAACAAACAAGTAAATTATTGCCGTTCCTAACCTGCTTGGCGATTCTTTTTTAGACCAAAAGGCCATAGTTTTAGGGAAAAAAAGACTCCCAATAGTACATAATACTAATAACACGGGCAATAAAGATAATATTTCCATATTCATACCCCTTATTTTTCCTTTCATCCTTCACATTTTCGCGTCTGTGTCAACAAAAAAAATCCCCCGCATCATAAGACACAGGGGATTACATCAAAGGAAGGTAAGGATTTACCTAGCGTTCAACTGCCTGACGATTCCGAGAAGCGAATATCCGGGATTGCTGTACTCCTCAAGCTGTCGTCCCGGCGCGGTGAGTGCTTTCTTGACATCATGGTACACGCTCTGGTGCAGGTAGCCGCGCAAGGTGTTCTCAGACAGCATGTCAGGGACAAGGTACAGCCGGATGTCCGCCCGTTGTTCGAGGGCTTCCGCTACCTTCCAACTCAGGGTAAACACGCTGTGATGGAGGTTCGAAAGGATGCGGTCTACCTCTTCGTGCGCAGACTGAATGTCCTTGATGAACTCAAGGAACGGCTTTTCGTCTATCAGGGCCGGGAACGCGGCGGGACGCAGGGGAAGCTGTTCGGGCTTCTTGATGAGGCGTGGATTGGGCACTTCATAATTGCCCGTCTTGCGGATTGCCGGGACTACTTCCGACGCGATCCAGTTCGTGAACGCTTCGGCCCGTGGCTTGCTTGAACGAAACGCCAGCTTATAAACGGCGGGTTCGTTAATACACTTGAATGATTGGTTTCCACGCCGATGGGTGGTAAATCTCACCACCCTTTGCCAACATTCCGGAATCGAATCCAAACTATGCCCAGTCCACAAAATGCCGAGGGCTCCGCATACATCCTTGGCAACGAACCAAAGTTGATCGCCGTCAAGCTGTGCTCTTACAGGGTGTTCTTGGAAAAGGAAAGAATCGGACAGGGAAGGGGATTGATTGCGACTCATGATGAGCCTCCAGCGAGTTTTTCTATTGGAGCCCGCAAAACGCAAAAGCTCCGGGTGCTAGAAACTGTCGCTGGACAGCGGGCATATTCCCGACAAGTCGGTATTGTATTAGCCCACACCCGGAGTAAATGTCCGTAGGATATACCACCGCCAAGAGGATACAAGTCTTGACAGGGCACAAAAAAGGCCACGTTTCGGGATTGGCTACCGCCAGCGAAGGTGTTTCTAGGCACCGTAGACAGACAAAAGCATGAAAGTATATTTTTGTCAACATATAAAAAGCGGCATATTGTTAATGCCGCTTTCAATCTCTCAATTGGATCTAAAATTTTCTTCTAAGCATATAACACTTCCATATTTAATGATATATGCAAAAGTATGATATCCTACATATGCTCCAAAACGATTTTTTGCATTTACAGATACCGTTCCGCCCCATCCATATAACGTTTCCCCCCCAAAGGGTTTTGCTAGGTATCTTTGCGAAGGGGAACCATCGAAAATAAATTGAGCTGAATAGGGATCAAAAAGACTTTGCGCCATGTAATTTTTTACAATTTGTTCGTAATTTTCTGGATATGGCCCATAATCCCACGATGCCATCTCTTCCGAAGAAGGTGGCTTAGCGCATCCGAGCATTACGCAACACATCAGCACCATAGCCAACTTCAAAATCAATTTTCGCATAATGTGCTCCTCCTACCCTCTCAACGCCACATTTTCCGGCGCATGTCAACCGCTATTGAGCGCACGATGAACAACCTGTTGACTTTCTAACTCCGGTATGGTTCGGAATCGGCAGGAGGAATTATGAAAAAACTTTTATTGACGCTGGCCGTGGTGGGGATGTGCTTTTGGATGGTCGGGTGTGCCTCTCAAAAACCATTAACCCCAGAGGAAATAGCTGCCGAAAGAGAACGGCAAATCCAAATGACTACTCGTATATACGAGGGAAAGACGCCTGAAGAAGTACTACTTGCTGCGGATAGAGTTTTCCGGCTTGCTGATGATGACTACAATGTTTCTCATCAAGGAACGTCTCTACAGGCTCAAAGAGATTGGTTAGTTTATATAGTTATCGCGGCTGCTAGGGGGACGGATACTTGGGTTGTTCAAACATTCCCTGTGGAAAATGGGACTAAAATTGTTGCTATGCATAGCGGACAAGGGCAATCCATTAATGCAGTCCCGACAGCTAACTTTAATGGGGGGATGGGGGTTACCGCTACAACAGGCCCCATCATGGCAAACATGACCACTTCTCCTGCCATTTATCAACTTTTCTTCGCTCGTTTAGACAATCTATTGGGTAAAAGTCCTAACTGGATTACTTGCAAAGAAGCCAACAAGCTATTTACAGATGGTAATTTAGAACCTTTATGCCTTGTTGCTAATGATAGAACTCCTGATGGTAAATCTGCTGTACAGAGGAATAGAGAACTCGAACAGGCTAATCAGTAGGTACGAAAAAAGGCGGTCATTATGACCGCCTTTTGTTCTACTTGCCCTATGCAGTTAGGCTTAAAACCCTTTCCCCGAGTTCTTTAAAAACTTCTGCAAACTTATCTCGGCTTTGCTTCATAGTTTCCTCAGCGTATCCAAACACCTTGCCGACATTATGGATTTCTTCATCGGTCAAGGCAAAGATAGGCTTGGAAAGTTGCTGGCTGATCGCAATCAAGGAGTTGAAATCCGAGATATGAGCCAAATCATAGGGAGTAAGACCGGAACCTTGGAGTATCTTATCAATGGCCGTTCGCGGTGTAACACACCCTATCTTTTCCAGAGAAGGCACCAGTTTATCGTTTATGGCCTGACGAATGGTATCAATCCAATTTTGGAATGATTTACCCGGCTTGTCATAGCGCGGGCGGTATCTCTGCTGAATGGCTCCTAAAAATTGCGGACGGTTTTTGATAGGATAGGTTCTATCTTCAAAACGATTTACCCGTTTAAACTGTTCTATTTCATCGTACCACTTGGGAATATTTTTTTCTAAAGAAGTGACAGCTTGCAAGCAGAAATAGTCTGGTGAAGTAGGTACAATGAAATAGTCACTGGACATGAGCATTACTTCATTGAGTCCACCCACATTAGGGCTCAAGTCATATATAGTATAATCAGCACCTACCTTATCTGAAATAAGCTGCAATGACTTGGGCAAGCTCGAAGGAATATTGCGAGTTGCAGGAATACCGGAGGCAATTTTTAAAGATACGCTGATTTGGGAGTCGAGATCGGCAATGTCGATATGTCCCGGAAGCAAAAACATGTTTTCGTGTGCTGTTCTCACGGCAGTGCCTTTATCTTGATCCACAAACTGCTCAGGTGGAACGCCGTCAATCAAGGCGGATACGATAGGCCGCATCGTAAGATTGGAACGGCTTTCATAAAAAGCTTCCATGTGGGCATCATCAACTGCGTTATAGCCCAAGACGAGTCCCGTTAGATTGCACTGCGAATCAAGGTCTACGATAAGAACCTTTTTCCCTTGATCGGCAAGCACCCAACCGAGGTTGAAGGTTGTAGTCGTTTTGCTTACGCCGCCCTTATGGTTGAAAAGGCAAATTGTCTTAGCCATATATCGCTCCGTAATATGTTTCCATATTTTTGTTTTGTGAAAAAGAATATGCCTCAAAGCCTAATAAAACGCAACGGGACATGCCTTGACATTTTCCCCGTTTTGTGGCGTTGTCTTCCCACGGCCTTCAACAGCCGAGCTAACAGCGGATACCGCGCCCGCAGATGCGGATTTTTTACGCCCTGTCAAGAGTATTTTTTACCTTGGGAGTGGTGTATCATCCAGCCTGTATTTGGGCCGGGAGTCCATCCATTATACAATACCCGCAAGGGGAAGGTGTATGGGCCGTTCTGTTAGGCGGTGTTGAAGCTCCCGGCCCTTTTTCTATTCAGGAAAAGGGGGAATTCAACATCCTAACAGGAGGTCACTATGACCGCTTCCCTCTGCTTCAACGAGTTCACCTTCTCTCCTGTCATCCTCGACAACCAGCCTTGGTTTAAGTCATCTGAAATCGCCCGCGCTTTAGGGTATGCCAGAGAAGATACTCTGAGCCGCCTGTATGATAGGAACGCAGACGAATTCACCGAAAACATGACGCAAGTTATTGAAAACCTCGACACCGTCAATTTGACGGTCCGGGTCCGCATCTTCTCCCTTCGCGGCTGCCACCTCCTCGCGATGTTCGCCCGGACTCCGGTAGCAAAGGCGTTCCGCCGTTGGGTGCTTGACGTCATAGAGCAGTATGGCGACAGGGTGCCCGTTGCCGAACCTGTGACGCTCAATGACACCACGATCTCCCCGGAACAGCGCGCCGAACTCAAGCTGATTGTGGACTCCAAAGCCGGGATGGTGCCCAAGGCCGTACAGCGTCGGGCATACAAGGAAATATGGACGCGGTTCAACCGCCACTTCCATATAGCCGAATACAAGCAACTCCCCTGCTCTCGCATGGATGAGGCCCGGGATTTCCTGCTCTCCATGCAGGTCAATGCGGGGAATACCGTAGAACTGCCGCAAATGGCACTTCCTCTGCCGCAGGAACATGAACACATCGACGAAAAGCCTTTCCTTGAGTTCATCGCAGAGGTGCAAACGGCGCATGAGGAGGTAAGCCGCATCCTGTCGAACCTCCATCACAGCGTGTTCACCCTGAGTTGGAAAGTAGCGGAAGCCTTGGAACAGCGGGCGGACATCCGGCTGTACCTTGTCCCTGAGATGCTGTCTGAGAACACCTTGCGCGGCTACCTGCACCAGAGCGTGTATCATGACGTCAAGAAGGCACTCACCGCGCCGGGACGACAGCTTGAGGAGTACAGCAATCCCGGATATTCGTTACTCGGTATCATCAGGCAGTTGAACGGGAATGGGAGGGCTTAGGCATGGAACGCACCTACGTCACAACCTCTCTCGAAGTGGCCCGAGTCGCAAACCGCAAGCATGGGCAGGTGCTCAGGGACATCGACCGCCTTCGCGTGCTCCTTCCCGACACGGAAGTCCGGCATTTTGAAGCCGCCCGGTGTACCGATGCCAAGGGAAACTCCCTGCGCTACTACCTTCTCACGCCCTACGCGCTGGCCTTGCTCGACGTGGGACAGGGAAAGTCCGCACTCCGGTGGAAGGGGCACAGATTGCAATCCGCCCCATTTCAGATAAACTCCATGCAGACGGAGGATTCTTCCCATGTTGCTGTTTGACGATGGAAAAAGACTTGAAAAGGTCATAGGTGAAGAAGCGGCTCGCGCTATCATCGAAACGCTGGAAAAATATGACGAAAACCAGAAGAACGCGGTTGCCACCAAGGGCGATCTGCACGAAACAGAATTGCGCCTTCAGAAAGAAATGAAGGAAATGGAACTCCGCCTGCTCAAGTGGCAGATCGGCGGTTGGGTTGCCCTTGCCGCTATCATGGCTAAGGGCTTCGGCTGGCTTGGCTTTTAAGGAGCTTCCATGAACCCAAGGATAAAGAAATACCTTCACGGTGCCATGCTTCTATGCATGGGATTTGCGGCGGGTTGGACTCGTGATATGGGTTGGATTGCCCCTATGCTGAGTACGTATGCCGCTGTGATGATGTTCCTGTGGTATCGAAAAGATAGGCGCAAGTCCGAAATCCAGCTTGAAGAATTTAGGCAAAAAGTAGGCGCACAAGAGGCTTAACCAAGAAAGGCGGTCATCACGACCGCCTTCTTTTTTGCATTTCATTCCGTTAATGCAAACATAACACACTTAAATATAATAAAATAATCTATTTTTATCGGAATTTCGCGGCCGATGCAGATTGTCTGCCGCTAGTCCACCTAGATACGTTGAAATATAAGGATATTCTCCGCTTTTTCTATGATCGCTAGCCCACGGTGAAGGCGGTTCTTGGAGCCGCCTTTTTTCGTACCCTGTCACAAGCAATATCTATGCGCAACATGCGTATTTTTTCTTGCCTTTGTTGCGCATGTTGCGTATAAAAACGACATGAACAGCAGGGAAGTTCTCAAAAGGCTAGAGAAAGAAGGGTTCGTCAGGGTGAGCCAAAGGGGAAGCCATATGAAACTAAGGCATGAGGACGGGAGGATTGTCATAGTGCCGCACCCCAAAAAAGACTTGCCTCCGGGGACCCTTCACAACATTGAGGAACAATCCAAAATCAAGTTCTAACCGAGAGGGGCTTCGGCCCCTCAGTCGAGGTTATCATGAAATATATTGCTATTATTCACAAAGACCCCGAATCGGCCTATGGCGTCACTCTACCTGATTTCCCGGGATGTTTCAGCGGTGCAGATACGTTGGACGAAATTCCCGGCAATATTCAGGAAGCCGTCGAACTGTGGGCGGAAGGTGAAGATATAACCCCTCCCGTTCCCTCTTCCTTTGAGTCCGTGGCTCAATTGGATAGTGCAAAGGGCGGTATGCTTATGTTGGTGGACGTAAACTTTGACTTTCTTGACCAGAATGTCGTTCCGGTCAACATCTCTATGCCCGTCTACATGCGAAACCTCATTGACAGAGAAGCAAAGGCCCGAGGGCTGACCCGTTCGGCCTTTCTCGTCAAGGCCGCACAAGCCTACGCTTGACACAAGCCAAAGAACAAAAGGCGGTTCATGTGAGCCGCCTTTTCGTACTTCTAGCTTTCCCCACCAGCGCTTGAGATTCAATTGAAATAGATAAAACTTTTTGAAAAAATTGTTTACTTTTTCAAAAAGAGGAGGTATTGTATTTTCAACGAAAGGGAAAAGGAGAAGCCACCATGAAGTTGTATCACGGAAGCCTGATTGAACACCTTGTAATTTCTAACTCAGGAACAGGGTTAGGGTATAACTTCGGCGGGGTGTTCTTTGCCCGTACTTACGGCCATGCAAAGGGATACGGGGATTACGTTTACCAGTGCGAAGTAGACATCAAGGATATCTTTTTTAACGAGGATCTCCCGTATCTTGAAGATGGTGCGGCTGGAACGGCCCTTTTGGAAGTTATGGCAGAGCGCGGTATAGACGAAAAGTATTTTGAGCTCTGCTGGTATGCCGTGGTTGAAGAGAAAATTGGTTTTCAAGATGAAGACTGGGTAAACCTCCTCAACATGGACGCAGATGACGCGAGTTGGGAAGCTCAGGCCATGCGGATCGCCTTTGCCCGTAAGCTTGGATTTAAAGCTGCGGAGATGGATGACGAATGCGGAAGTATCGTGGTTCTTCCTGAGTTCATAACGCTGGAAGTGGCAACGGAGGAAGACGATGAAGAGGAAGACTAAGATAGACATCCATGATCTTATCGATTTCAGTTCAAAGCTGGTGAACTCGAATTCCAGCGTCGGTATCCGCTTGTCGTCGGGTGCCGCTCTCGAACTCCCGTACCTGTCCGCAAGAACATGCCTTGCGGCAGGGCTCTCTCTGCCGCTGGATACGGCAAGCGGAGCCAAGGATGTGGGAAAGGTAAGCGCTCTATACAAAACACTCGAAGAAGGGGAGGAAGAAGAGAAGGCGGAAATAGAAGCCGCCTTGAAGGAAATCCGCAAAACAGGATTTGCTACTGGCACAGAGTCCATTGACCGCCGCATTCGTCAGTTACTGATACCCAAAGATGTATCCTCTGGGTATGTCTCTCTATCTCCCATGACATCCATCGGATTATGTGTCCTGGTGCTGGAGGCTGTCACAAAGCACAACCATGACATTTTTTCAGAAAAGAACCGGATAGGTATCAAAATTCGCCGCGCACATCTCGCTTTTGGAGGGTCAAATCCTCATAATTTAGGACACTTTGCCTCTAAAAGAATGGTACAGCATCCTGTTTTTCTTTCTGCGCCCAAAGCCATGCGCTACAAGCCCGCCAGCCGTCAGGCTTCAGGAAAGGGAACCTACCTCATCCTTTCCAATTTCTCTGTGCAATCCGCCAACATCATGACAAATACGGCTATGATCAACGGCGCTCCCCTCTTTGCTGCATGGGGAATGGGCCATGCGCTGGAGCGCGAAATGCATGGTCCCAAAGTTACCGGAGTATGCCTCGTCGTGCATGGCATCGAACCTCTTGGAGAACATGAAACCGCCATCTTCGAGCCCAGTCAAAGACGAGGAGCGGCTTTTACTTTTGAAAAGTCCCGTAACGGGAGTGACTATGTAAAAAACTCCATACACCTCTCTTTGCAGCCCGAAGCAACTGGGCATATGCGGGTGAGCCTTATCTTTGAACTGTCGGAAGCCCTGCATTCCGTACCGAACGCCGTGGATCTTTTCTTGAACTTCGGAAAGTTCTCCGGTGGGCTGATCACTTCATACGACACCCCGGCTTTGCATGATGACCGCTCTACGCTTCTAGAGTGTATTCCAACGGGGAAAGTTGTTTTGGATCGGCGCGATGTTATGAGCCCTGGAAACCCCATTGAACAGCTTGTAACCGCGATAGGAACGCACCGTAAGGAATGGCTTTCAGCAACGAATATCGGTTTCTCGGCAATCACAGATTTTGGAATTCGCGGAGGTGTACGGGGCGGGCATCTTCATGCCTTTGCCGAGCCGTTGATCGGCATTACAGAATACGTCTCTACTGAAAAGAGAATGCACGGGTATTTCTGGCGCAGCCAGTGGGAAGGAGATAGCTTTTTGATGAGGGGAGATTCAACAAATGAGTGATGCGCAAGAAAAAAAGCAGGGTGGACGCCGCAAAGGATCTGGACGTAAAAAAAAGATTGAGAATCGTGCAACGGCAAAGACTGTATCTATGCCGGATCATGTCTGGGAACGACTGAATGATGTATGTACGGATAGAGGTATCCTACGCTCACAGGTGGTGCGGGAAGCGGTCGAGATGTGGCTGGACAAGAATATACAGCAACTTGGAAAATGAAGCTTGACGACATAAAAAAAGCCCCAACCGTGAGAGGACAAGACGGTTGGGGCTTCGCGTGGGGAGGGGAAGGGGAATTTCTAGGCGGCTACGGGCGTGGTGGCAAAAAGAAATTTTTTGACGAAGTAGAGTTGACCCTTGCCTGTGACCATCGGAGTGATGCGGGTACGCACAGAACCATCCGGCATGGTCACGGCGGATTCCTTCACTTCAAAGAGGCCCTTTTCAATGCTGTGCTGGGTCGGGATGTTCTTGCTTCTTCCGGCCTGCATGAGATAGCCATGTTCCCGCAGGTAAGCAAAGAGACGCTTCTGTCCAATCTTGATACCGTTCTGAGCAAGGATTTTTGCCATATCCCCGATGAGGATGGATGTTTTGGAGGTAGAAACGGCATCGGCAAAAAGGACTTTCGGCGCGTCCTGTTCGACTTTGGCGGCAAGGGCGGCGCTTTTGGCACGCTCCTCTTTCAGTGAGGTAAGCAGCTTGATAGCCGTATCGGGATCAGCAAGCATAGCTTCAACGGTATGGGGAGTAGCGTATAGGCCGCGCTTACGGATGGAGGGGATGACATCATGCGTCACCCACCGTTTGAACGCCTTGGCTTCCGGCTTGCGGGAACGGAGGATGAGGGAATACAGGCCGGGTTCGGAAACAAGACTGAGGGGCCTGCCCCCGCGTCCTGCTTCTGGAATCACTGAACGCATAGGAGTATGAGCATCCTTCATCATGGCGTCAAACCCAACATCAGCAGTAATGATGTTGGGATCAATGGATGACTTTTCGTCTACATCCAAATAGCTCAATGCCTGCCCAACATTTCCCAGTTCAAGACAGCTACACACATCCTTAGCCACAAACCACGGATCACCCTCGCGCTCGACAACCCGAACCTTCCCAAACTCAGCCTTCTCGAAAATCTGCATTTCGGACATACACAATCTCACTGCTAAATGTGGATGTGCCCGCGTCGCTAATGTGTAGCAGAGAAGAACCACATCAGCGACCGGACACCGGATATCGAGATAAAATCAACACGGCTGGAGAGGGAAAATCCAGATGATGTTGGTACGAAAGTTTGTGTCTTCCGAAAAAAGAAAGGCTCCTGAATGGAGCCTCATTTCTCATACGCCCTATCAAGGGCTTGTACTGTTACCTCGCTTAATTCCGGGCATATCCCACAGCATTCTCCTTTTCCTGTTCCAAAATGCCGCATAAAAAGATGACACCATGCTGGTCGGGGTGCGTCTTCAGGTAAGGGGAAATCGTGAGATAGTGCGGCGTCGATGGAAAGAAGCACCTCAACAAGTTTTCTCTCATCTTGCGTCATGCCGCCCCCATTGGCCTGATACCTCCCCTGCATCCGTCTGTCGGCCTTGTCTTCATCTCAGGCCATTTCTTTCTTGAACATATCCCATCGTCATTGTTCCTAGATTCCTGATTCTTTCCCGGAATCCACAGGGCGCAAAGAGCACATAACAGATACGGACGGCTCAAGCATTTTGGGGATACAGAATCATCCGGCGTCGGCATTGGTTTTGACCTTTTTCTTTGCAGAAAGCCGTATTGCCTTTTTGGAAGAAGGGGATTGTACCGATGCCTTCTCTGCTTTTTCATCGCCCAACACGGTTTGCGGTGCGGTCTTTATAAAAGGAGGAACCAGTATAGGAACTCTACGCATCAAAAAAAATGATTGTAGCATATCGAATATCCTTGAGAGCCCCGGAGAGTGCGAACCCTCCGGGGTATTGGTTCATCGTCTCGCTTCTTCCGTTGCTACGACGATGGCAAGCAACTTGGTAGCTACCCTTTCCAGCGCGTCAACCGAAGGGACACGACCACGCATCTTGTAGGCCATGAACATAGGCGCACCTTCTTGAATGACCTGATTAAGGACACCCCGTGAACTCGGTTCACGGTCAAGAATACGTTCTACATCCTGCTCTATGCGCCGAAAGACGCGGTCGACAGTGGTTTCTTCGCTCATTCCCCTTCCTCCTGATGGTTTTCCTGTCCGTTGGGTTCAGAAATCCGCATCTCAGATTGAGGGGCCGTTTCCGTTTCTTCCTGCTCCTGTGGGGGCTGGAACAGTTCGCTTGCCCACGTGTCACGGGGACGTTCCGCCTGTGCGTCTGCCGAAACCTGACCAAAGAGGGAATCGACAAAGCATTGAGCAGGATCTGTAGTGACATGTTTTGGCGTAGCAGCGTAGCAAATCATGTCTCCCGGCTTGAGCAAATCCAAGGGGATAGGCTTATCCGAGAGCCGGAAGAAGAGATACTGCCGGGCCGGGGTTGTCGTCCCGGGTTTGGCTGGCTGTTCCATCAAGACCCATGTGAAGATCATCTTTCCTTTTCCCGTGATATTCACGGATTGGACGTTCCGACCTATGGGCCTCATGCTGGTCACATTGGGTTCAACGGAATACCGGGGATCTGTATCCGCAGGGAGTCCGGGGATGTACACGAGCGAATACGACATTGCATCGTCAGAGAAACGCGCTGGAAGGGGTAACTTATTGCTCATATTTACACCTTTACCTTTTCAGGAAGGTCTTGCATTTCAGAGAGTTTCATCAGATGGGCGCGGGCCTGAGCCGCCGCAGAAGCGACGTGCCCAAGTTCTTTGATGGCATCGCAGATGGACATGGAGCCGTTTTTGAAGCCCTCTACGGCCTTCTTCGCTTCCCCGTATTCCATTTCAACGATGCCCCAATATTCACCCTTCGCTAGATAAGGCGGCCATGTCGGGGGTGGGTTATCCACGGTATGCTGTTCAAAAATCAGCGTTTCCCGTAGATAATCACCGCCGCTCCGAGATCCTTGGTCAGGTTCTTCAAGGTCTTCTTGATGTCCTTGAGCCTCATCTAGTCATAGCCGTCGCCGTCATCCCCGTATTCATCCATCATACGGCGGTGACGTTCGCGACGGCGTTCGCGTTCTTCATCTTCAAAGTACGGCTCCCGGCGCTCGTCGTAACCGTAGCGATCCCAGTCGTCTTCGCGGTAATGGCGATTTTCGTAGTCGTCACCGAACTCATAACGGCCCATGCCGTCATTGTATTCCCGGCGGCTGCGACGGCGGCGGAACTCCCCGTAACGGTTGCGCGGGGGAAGGCGGCGCGCTTCATAGCGGCCCCCGCCATACTCGCCACCGTGGGAAGAACGGCTTCCGCTACGGCTGTAGCCGTCACCACGTTCCGAACCCATCATATAGCGCATAGCCATAGGTCACCCCCCCCTTTAGGCCGCAGCCGTAGCAGTGCCGGAAGTGGGACGCGGGATAACCGCCATGTGCCCGATGATGTTCAGGGTGTTCTGCTGCATTTCGGTACGGAGCTGAGAGCCCAGCGCGGAAATGGCGGCGGTGGTGAAGTTCTGGTTCTTCAGGCTGGAATTTTCGCTCTTGAGATCGCAGATCTGCGTCAAGAGGCGTTCACGGTCGAGCTGAGACACGAGAGCGCGTGTAGCCGAACCTTCCGCCGCAATGGTGCGCTGGGTCGTGCAGCAACACGAATCGATGGCGTTGGTCAACTGATTGGTGGACTGGCAATTCTGAAGAGCGGCGTCTTTGGAGCTGACCAGCACGGCGGTATTCAGACCGTTGAAGCCCTGACACAGGGATTGCTGAATCCCCTGATCACCCGTCATGATGGCGGTGTTCAGGCCCGCAAAGCCCTGTGTGGTGGCGTTCATCAGGCTGGCGGTGTTGGCATTGTCAGCCGCAACCACGCCAGAGAATCCCTGACACATCGCCATATTGGTCGTGTTCTGGCCTTGAAGTGACTGGAGGCCAAGGCTGTTGACGCTGGCCTGAAGGCCCGTCAAAGCGTCAAGTTCCGCAGTAGAACCACACCCACCAGCACCGCCAGCAATGACCACCGAGGGGGCGGAGGGGGCGGAACCACAGCAACCGCCGTTCCCGCCGCCATTGCCGAAGCCACCGCCCCAACCGTTGCCCCACCAAGAACCGATCAATGCGCCAGCGAACGCGCCTACCGCATCACCCCAACCTCCGCCATTGTAGCCGTTCCCGTCGCCATTGACGGAAAAAGTAGGAACGAGACCGTCCATACCCATAAGAAACCTCCAAAAGTTTTTGCCCGGCGGGATGCCGGAACTTCTGGAGGCATGATGATTCAACTATGGATAATTACTTACCTATCCATAGTACATGGATAGGTGTTTCTGTAAGAATAAGACGGGCTGTCCTGAACTCTGGTCAACTTTCCTTCCGGGGTATCAAGCACAAAACGAGCCCCGCAGGTTCGACATATCCATATCGAACGCCGTGGGGCTTCAAGATAATGCCCTAGATACGTCTCATCAGGACGAGTTTCGGAACAACGGAGAGAATAGGTGTCGCAAACAGGACAAATCTGGAGGGGACGCGGCATATGATAATCATACCCCTAACCGCACTCCCAAGTTAGACAGGGATCGCGGATACCCTATACGGGGGCCGCGATTCCCGTACAGGGCCGTGATCCGGCGCTGCTACGCCGGGTCGAGGGGGAGTTGGTAGCTCCCCCTTATTTTTTGGACTTCTTTTTCTCTTCTTTCTCGCGTTTTTTCGCCTGTTCTTCCAAAAATAGCCTGTCCAACAGGGAAATGCGCCAAAAAAGTTCTTCTGAATCAGTGAAACGGTCACACTCGACGCGGAGAGCTTCATATCTGATAGGAAGCGGGATTCCCGCCCATGTATCTAGCCCCGCACCGTGCTGGCGAAGGAACGCCCACCGTTCCACGGCGATTTCAGAACGTGGGGAAAGCGGTTGAAAGCGTGTACAGGATGAACAATCCTGTTTTTCCTTATAAATCCATCGGCATTCGTCACACGTGGGCCGCTCGGAAAATTGCCACGCGGCCCACTCCGTCAGTTTTTTTCTTCTTCCAACCGCCCTTCTCGGGCAATGCGGCGAATACGGTTCAACTGCGTTTCCATGAACTCATAATCGTGTTCGCACAGTTCCAGAAGCATTTCCTTGGAATACGGGATTGGAGCCCCTGAAACATCTTGCAGTCCTTCCCAACCGACAATGTGTGCCTCAAGTAGTGCAGGCAGCATCTTGAATGCTGCAATCTGTGCGTCAAAAGCGTATTCAGCCATGACCTTTTTAGCGATTTCGTTCTGTTTTGAGCCTACAATGGGCTTGCAGACGAAATAAGCGGAACCGTCAGCGGTAAGATCGAGCCTGAAAGTACGGGAAGCAAACTTTTTCGTGAGCACAGTAAGAGCCATTAGATGCCCGCCTTGGTAATGGTGATGGTAAAGGAATCTTCGCCAGTAAGCCCCAAAGCCGTACCCGAACTGTCGAGGGTCAAAACGGCGTCATCTTCCCCAATGGTCGGCGAAGAGATGCGAACGCGGGGCATGGCAACTTCGATACTGCCATTCTCGTTTTTCGCCTTGAGCTTTACGGAGAGGGTCTTGCCCTCAAGGGCCTGCCCAAACCGTACAGCCTCGGCACGGCGGAAATAGACGCTCATGTCCATCGTGATGGAGCGTTTGTTGTCGGCGCTTTCTCCGGGATATTGATCCCCGATCTCTTCAAGGAATTGTGTCGGAAGGGACGCGGTAAAGGTAGAAGGGCGCATTTTCCCTTCTACATCGTCGATAAGCAAAATGACGCTGTTGTTTTCGACCTCTTTACCGATGGAGTCAGCCACAGGAAGCCACGGACCGATTTCTTCACCAGCCACCCACTCCGCAGGAGCACTATCAAGAACGATAGTATCCGTAGCCGTATCAATGGCGGTGATTTGGTATTCTGTTCCGTCTTGTTTGGTTCTATTGGTGATATAGCCCCCGATGGAAAAAGCCATCGATTGACCCGTCTCAAGCTTGACGGTAGCGGAAGTAGGGGCTTCCGCTAGTTCCCCAACACCAACAATACCTGCCCTTCTTCCACGACCTGAGAAAGTAAAGATGGTCAATCCGTCACGATCTACGGCCCATTCCAAGGACTCCACGGTACAGCCGCTCATAAACTGTACGGTTTCGTCATTCTGAAGCCAGAGGGAAAGCGTAGGGCGGCAGGTGTCAAGTTTGTAGGCGCGTTTGCCGGACACCGAAGTATCTAGTTTGCCGAGTGCCGCATGAAACATAGCATCTCCCTGTGGTGCTCCGGCATTGGCAGCAAGCCGCGCCACCATCGGCAAAGACCAATCACCGGGCGGCATGGCATCTCTGGACTGGCTCACTACGTCAAGCGTATTGGAGAGTTCTGGGGAATCCGTATAGGTGGGCGCTTGAGAAATAGAGCCACGTCCAGCCGGGGCCACAAAACCGGAAGCTGTCGGTTTTTCCAACTCTCCCGGAACCGTCTCAATCATCGCAAACGCCCGTTGGACGTTCGATTTCTGCACAGAAGGGCAGTACTGCGACATCGTTTACTCCTTTGCACCGCCCGAATAGGCGGTATACCACGGAATGGTTGTAGAAATGAGATAACGCCCCTGATCGGGGTCCGTTCCTCTGTTGGCGGTAGAGGGGACATCAAGCCATACGGTACACTCTCCATCGTAAAATGGCGTTTCCCTTATGAATTGCCAAAAATATTTTTCTAGTCCACTCGCAATTCTCCATGCTTCATCAACATTCATCCCCTGCGGTAGGGATTGCGTGATGATGTACACGCCGTCGCGGGTAGCAAGAGGTCCGGGGCCACCAAGTTCTTGTGTGGATGATTCCCCAGGATTGAATCCGGTTATGATATGCAGCTTGGACAGGTCGGGCGTTGATGACACGTTAAGCCCCAACCAAACGAACGGAGTAGGTGTGCCTGGCAAAAGCTCTTTCATCTGCGCAAGCATGGCGCTATCAAAAGCCTTTCGTATGAGGTCGAGCCGAATCATACTTTTGCAAGTTCCTGTTCCAGTTGCCGGGTCATCTCTCTGAGGGTTAGGGAAACCATGCCCGCAGGGGCCTGTTTCTTCGACCATCCCGCCTCTAACGCTTCGATGTACTCAAGATTGTTTGAGATAAACCAAACCGATGCAGGAGCTACCGATATTTCCTCAAGAACAGAAGCAACAGCCGCCCGCACCTGACTTTCTGAAATTTCTTTATCTTTGAGTTCGGGGTATTCTTTCTCTGGAGCTATTCCCGGTGGTGCCGTCCCGACGCTGAATTGCCATGAAGCCCGTGCCCGGCCAGTATCCACAGGAGTCCGCATAACGATGCGGACAAAAGCTTCTGAGATTACTTTTTTGACAATGAGAAGGGCTTCCCCCTCAATGGTGAGCCGAACTTGCTCCTGTAATATCTTCTCAAACTTGTTCACATCGTCCGTCATGACGGAATCAAGTTCCTTGATCTTGCGACGGATTTCTTGGATGCGGTATTCGTAGGCTTCAACGGGCATTAGGCTTTTCTCCCTAATCGCTTATATCCCTTTGAACTTCCCGCACTCCGAACATATATTTTGTACACGATAGGGATAGAACCCGGTTTTGTGGGTTCTACATCAACGATATTCCACGCTTCCCCGTCAACATCTATCCAGTCGGTATTGTCAGGCTTGGGGATTGCCAAGCCTCCAGCCCAAATCACGGCATCGCCAACTTGGATGAGCGTTCCAATCTCCTGTAGAGAGATGGTGTCCCACAACCCATAGAACTCTGTTGGTATTGTCTCGACTTCGGGTTGCCCCGTGTCTGGATTTGGCTGTTCACTCTCATTCTCTTGAATGAAGGTCATGGCCTGTCCATTTTTTCTGAACTGCTTATCCGCTTTTTTGACAAGTGCTGTAGGATTCATCGGTAAGCCCACCACATATCAGGGTCTAGCCTCCACAGCCACCTGTACACGGCTTTTGTGAGCTTCCCCGTCAGGTAACACAGTCGTTCCTCTTCATCGACGCTGGCGTCGGGGTTTATCTGCAACACACGGCGGCATTGCTGGCTAGCGTGCTGGCACTCATGGGAAACAATCTCTTCATCCCATTCCCCAACCGCGAAATGGATCTCCCCAAATTCGTCAGAGGCATCCACCGTTCCATCCCGGCGCAGGGTAAAGGACTCGGGACACGTGAGTCCCTTGACGGCGGTTGAGCATTTATCACCGTGGCAATCCCTCGCCTTTTGCAGCGCTTTCCCGTTCGTCCACAGGTAAACAGTCCAGTACTTGGGGCCTCCTTCAACCGGGATATGGGTATGGGAAAGAACTTGTGAGAGTTCGGGATGGTAGATGCAAGAGCCCATGCTATGCCCTCCCCGTTTCGGCAAGACCGGAGATACTCCCCGATTGACCGGGAATTTCCCTCAAAAATGCCCATACAAGGCCGGAAACGGCAGGATACAGGGTTTCACTAGCGGCATCGTCAAAATAGCTGGTAGAGATAGGCCCAACGGTTTCAGACGCCACACGCCCACCGCGTTCGATGGGTGCAAGCGGGTCTTCCCCGGCAATGAAAAGCGCGGCAAGTTCGATACATGCGCGTTTGACCGCAGAGGGAACAGTGTCACAAGCGACGAATTGCATCACGCCGTGAATGTTCTTGACTCCGGTAGGTACTCCGGCGCGAGGCCATGCCATAGGCCAATCGTACTCAATTTTTTCGCCTTTCCACTTCAAACTGTTCAGGTAATCGGCGGCACGGATGAGGGCTGCTTCTTTAGCTGCAAGCTGTGGGGCTGGTTCCAGATCGGAAGAAGGCGGAGCGGGCCAATCAGAAACGCCTCGGGACAAAAGATAATCGTCCGCATCTGCTAGCGAAGCGTAGGTATTTGCGCCCTTAGGCATTGTTCCATCTTCAACGATAAGAGGCATAGCTATTCCGTCTCCACATAGTCACAGGGTGGCGTTTCTTTAAAACGTACCGCCTTGATGGTTTCCCGTCCTTCAAAAAGAGCCTTTGCGATGCGATGCCATCCGTCCATGACGAACCCTGATTCATCAAGGATAATCGGAAAATTCAAATCAGCCAGCTGAACCCGCTTCATCTTGCGGGCAAGGTCATAGGCGCAAGAAACGGGGTGCCAAACGTTGGAACTGGCATTCAGAGCAATCAGGGGCAAGTCAAACGGCTCAAGCTCTTTCGCCCGCTCAATCAAGTTGGCGACGATATAGACTTTGTTCCCGTCCCGATACTTGTTCTCGGAAAGCTTCGTGACATTGAGTTCAACCGTTTCATACGACATATCTTTGTCCTTTGTTCCGTTCTTGATTCCGGGCGGGACATGGGAGGCTGTGCCCCGCCCGTGGTCAAGCTCAGACGCTAGGCGTTAAGGAGTGCTGTTGCTGTGGGCCTGTGCTCGTGACCTTGATGTCTTATTGTCCTGATTCAAGCCTTTTGAGCTTTGCTTTGAGCATTTGGTTTTCACCCCGCAAGGCATCCATGCTCTGACCCTGTGCCTTTTTCCGCAACAGTTCAGAAATATACATATTTTGCTGGTTGGGGGTTCTTTCGCTCATACGCTCGGCTTTACCTGATTCCTTACTCTGTTGGGGCGGAATCTTTTCCTCTACAGGCTGCTCAGGGGATTCTTTTTCTTTCGCCATAAAGACGCCTCCTAGCCCTGCGTAATCAGGGCAGCAAGGGCAATGCGCTTGCGCTCATACTGACGAGTCCAGTTGCTTGCCGTTTCAAGCTGCGCCAAGGTAGGCGTCTCTTCAAGACCGAAACTGAATCCCTGCGGATGGATGATCCATTCAAGGCGGGAATGAACAATTTCTTCACCGCCGCCATTACCCGCAGCTTCATCACGATGGATAGCAAAGGGGGTCTTCGGAGTGCCCACGCCGAGAGCTACCGCGCCACGTCCGAACAGGTAGGTGTAATATTTAGCAGGAGAAGGAGAATCGCCAGTGACCGCAGGAACATAGGTCATGGCGTCATCCTGAATGACAGTAAGACCTTGATAGGTGGGAATTTCCACCCTCCCCTCAGAAGCGGGGATGAAGTCAATCAGGTTAAGTTTTTTCATGGTGGCGTACACAGTAGAGTGTACGGCTACAGCGGTCAGAGAGGACGCCATGTCCCCCATCGTGGTTTGGGCATCGATAAATGCTTCGGCATTGAACAGGGCATCAGCGCCCGTCTTCCCCGTAACGTCTACGGTCATGACGGGACTACCTGTCGCCAAATCTGCGGCGATGATCCCTTTAAGAGAAGCCAAAAGTCTTTTGTTTTCTTGGGTATTCCAGTAATCGCCGATCTGATTGGTGATCGCCGTGGTAATGTCCAACCCCAAATAGGTATTGGTCAAATCCATCGAAGACCACGACTGGTTGAGGCTTTGCCTGACAGCCTTATTTTTCCCGCCCGTAATCTTTTTGGGCGTGGACTTTTCGGAAGGGTCATCCGAGGAAATGTTCGGCTCATCATCGGCAAGCGGGCCGAGATAGCGAGGCGCAAAAGTTTTCCCGCCGAGGTTGTTGGTCAAAAAGGCGTCGGCTTCCGGGTCACGGATCATAACCCCGGAATTGACGAACGCATTGCTGTTAAGCGAACGCAGAATGATGGCTGCGGTCGCAATCTCCGGTACAATCGGTACATCGGAGAGACGAGTGGAAACCTGAGAACCGCTCTGAACTGCCATAAATACTCCTCTAGAGGCCCGCAGGAATCGGAACGCCAGCTTCTTGCATCAACGCTTTGGCGCGGGCCGGATTAACGCTAAAAAGTTTCATTTGTTCCCCTACGTTCCAACTTTCCTTTGCCCACGGGTTTCTAGCAGCGCTTACAAAGCTAGGCTTGGTCGCTCCGGAGCCACCGGGCATGGTGTCCCGCAAGATGCGTTCTTTGTAGGGGTACTTTTCGATCAGTGCTTCGATAGCCTCTTCGGGGGAAGCGAATGTTCCCGGATTGGAACGGCTAAAAATGGGCTGACCGTCGAGGGATGCCACGGCTTTGAGTTCGCCGTTTTCTTCTTTAACTTCGAAATGTTTTCCGAAAGCGGCATAGGCCATATCAGCGGGAAGGGTAGTTTTTTCCCGCAAAAAGGTACTTGCTTCAAAAGCACCCCGCACAACGAGGTTGCGAATCGCCGCGTTCTTGCTATCCAAGGCTTCTGTGAGTTTTTCAATTTCCTTCACATGAGCCTTGTCTTTATCTTCAAGCTTGACTTTCCACCCCTGATCAACCTGCGCCTTGAATTCTTCAACCTTCCCGGCGTCGATGAGCTTCCCGGCTTCAAGGTTGGCGACGGTTTCAAGAGCGGCCTTGGCCTTCTCCGGATCAAGCCCTTCAAACGGCTTGAACTTGGCATTGAGGTCATCCAGTTCCTTACGGCGTCCGGCGGATTCCGCGTTGACGGCGGAAATTTTGTTCACGAGGTCGGGGACGTTATACGCAATTTCCGCACCGTCATTGGCTACCCATACGGGGATACCTTCCCGCAAAACCACATTGCCGTTGTCATCGAGCTTGAGTTTCATCTTTCCTTCTCGGTTCGTTGTTACGGCCTCACGCCGGATTCATTGCCTCGGCTTCACGCCACCGCTGCGGCTCGTGCCGCGTAACTGCTCAGAATAGACGAGGCTGGAGAGGAAAAAACAACGTGATGTTGGTACGAAATACGAAAAGCACAAAAATATCCCCCGCATCGTGGGACACGGGGGATATTGATTGCGGATGGAGGTATGATTTTGTAGAGTACGGACGTGGGCCAGTCTCCGAAAGGAGGTTGCGCCTATGGAGCAGTTCCTACTCGACATCATCGCCAATGTGTTGGCGGGCGTCATCGTGGTTCTCGTTGCCCCTTACTTGAAAAAGTAGGCTGAAAACGAGTTGCCCCGGTAGGGACTGACCTCCCTGCCGGGGCTAAAAACTGGAGCAATTCGTTTAGAAACTCCGGGGACTGGCCCCAAAGGGCGGTGAGTGTTGACGCACTTGCCGCCCTTCTTGGGTAAAAGATAAAAGCTACACATGAAAACGTCAAGCCACTAGCGCAACGGATTGCCCTGTTCATCAAACCCCAACTGTTCCAGCGTGTACGGCAACCCTGTGCGCTTATCGCTCAGGTCTTCCCAACGTACTAGTCCCTCTTCAAGCAACTTTCCCCGCACTGGCCCGACACTGGTTTTCAGCTTGTCTTCTGCCGAGAGGGATTCCCACCAGCCGCCAAAATTCTCTTTCGTGGTGCCGAAGTTCTGTATTTTGCGCCCGCCCGTGCCTATCGGCCCCGGTTCTCGGATAGTCCACGGCCTTGCGACTTCCTCAAGTTCATCTATATTTAAGCCAATTTCTCGAAATGTCTTTAAGATCGGGACATACACGCCCCTGCAATTTGGATGCGCCGGGAGTTCAGGGCGTTTCTCGTTCTTCCCGTACACCGTCCCATCTGCCAACGCGCAAATTCGACAGGTACGGTTGTCTAGCGTCTCAACTCGCTTATACCCCTTGATGATTCCCTCATTCTGCTCGTAGACCGCTTCCTGTGCGCCAGTATTGGCGCTCTGGACGTATGTTCGGACTAGGGTTGTGGCCTCGCGTTGGGTAATGGAGAATCCCGCATCAGCCGCCGCCATGACGCGCTTGACGAGCTTGCGGTATCCCTCGCCCACCACCACGCCCTCCCGGATAGCGTCAAGGATGGAATCCCGCGCCCCGGTCGAGAAGGCATTGCCCACCCAATCGGACAGCAATTTCCCGCCTAGGGGCTGATCTTGGAAAAATTGCTTCACCTGTTCCCGTGTGAGCCCTTCAACCAGCTTTACCGCCTTCGCTTTCCCGTCAAAAGACAGGATGCTGTTGTACGTCGCCACGGACGCAAGGGCCACGCCTACGGATGCTTCGGAAATGTAGCTGGTGACGCTTGCCGAGGTACCCGCAAGAACTTCGTCAATCCATGCGGAAATCTGGTCATTCCTCTCTCTCGTCCATTCGGAAATGGAGGCCAGCCCTTGCGCTTCGGCTTCGATTTGCGCCACGATTCCAGAACGTGCCGAACGCAGTACTTTGACGAGTTCGGAAACGGCCTCATCGGAGAGCAAGCCGAGTTCATGCCGCCACCAAAGGGAACGGGAGAGAAGATAGAGTTCAGCGAGGTCTTGAGGGGTCATTCTCTACCCCACGACATCATAACATCTTCTATGCTTTGAGCATATACATTCTCTCCATTACAATTGTGACAACACATTGCATAGAATGAATCAAAGTATTCATATGCGTTAAATGATAATTCCACATGATCGCGTGTTCCACAATTTCTACAATTCAATATCATCTCTGGTTTAACTATACATGATTGTTCAAACTCAGCATAATGATGAGATAAATCTATCTCTCCCTTCGCATACCTTTTGAATAATTTAAAGTCATGCCTTATCTGCTCTGGAGAACGAGGATCGGGGAAAGGGATTTCATCGTAATTTTTTATTCTCATCTTCCAACTCCCGAATCTGGGCAATGAATGCCTTTACTGTTCCGGGGTTCATTGCTGCGATATAAGTGGAGCGTATCCTTTGATCTTCTGGTATCTGTGGCTCCTCTTTTTCACTCTCAGAATCAATCAAGTCCCAACGCCTCTCGCACAGGCAAACCTCGTTACCATCCGAGTCTATGACGTGCCCCCAATCGTACCTTGGATTTCCTTCTTCGGGCACTTCCCATATCCCCGGTGAGATGCGTTCAACGGAATTCGCCAACCGTTCGAGTTCGTCAAGGTCAATATCATTCATATTATTTTTTACTCCCACCACTTACATTCAAATATCCATCTGAGTTTATGTCTTCCATATAAATCGGTGTATTTTAATTCTATATAGTTACATTTGAACCGTTAACACAAATATCAACTACTACATCGTCATCAAAAATGACTCCACGTATATCAAATGAATATCTATCTTTCATTGCGATATTTAATGCAGATTCAAGTTCATACAATGCTTCTTCAATCTCTTTTCTTAGTTTTTGTATTTCTTCATTGTTAAGAGGGCTGGTTACGCCGGAAATCAACCTAGCATCTCCAACGTAAACCTCAGAGTATGTGCCATAATCTCCCAAATATCTTCTTCTACTTTCTATATGTACTTCAAAGTCAATATTATTCTGCCTAGCCTTGTGTATGGACATATACATTTTCTTCGCACAGTGTCCAACAATTTTAACGTGTTCTTCGAATTTCATATCTCCCCCCTATTATGTATTTACCCGCCATTCTACCAAACATCACAACCTATTGGAAGTAAAAAGGCACGGCGCGAACCGTACCTTTCTCTTTAAATATTCATGCCTTGCGTTCCCGCCCCTCCAAGAATATTCGGCAAACGCAAAGTTCCAGAAGCTCCCCTCGTGCTTCCAAGCTCTTGCTGCAACCGCGTCTCTTCCTCTTCTGGTTTCCATCCCTCGGGCATCATCTTCTTGACTGCGGACGTGTTCCTGATGGTTTGCTTGGAGATAATAGCTTGCGAGTTCAGGGATACCAGCGCTGAGATAATCGCATCCCCTGCGGCCTCCACATCGTAATTTTCTGTGTACGGTGTGGAAATGTCGCTATCGTCCAGCCCCATCCACCGGGCCGCGATTTTCCAGCACTGCGCCTCGGCATTGGCGCACCTGCGGGCGAAGTTCGCAAGCTGTGTATCAAGCTGTTGACGGTCAAGCTGCTTGGATTCTGCGGACTCCCCTACCCCGGATTGCGGGCGGATCATACGAAGCGCGATTTCACGCACCGAATTTTCATCACGGGACAAGAATTCGGTCTGTGCCGAAAAGGAGGTTCCCGTAGATTCCACATACTGCGCCGTAATGCCGCCCGGGTCCGTGCTCATGAGGGCGTTGGTACTTCCCACCACGAAATCATCCCAGTTCTCTTTGCTCAAGCCGTTCACATTGAGCAGAGGGACGGCTCTGTCGAACAGCATCTTGTCCAGTTCGGAATCGCGCCTATAAATGCGAAGAACAAGCGAAAGGACATCATCCGTAGCCGGGACGCCGGACATAATGGAGCCCGCCGTATCTTCAAACGTGAACGGCACTACGGGGACCACCCCGGAAGGGTTTATCCCTTTGTCGTACTCTTTCCACCCTAGGCTTGTGCCTGACTTTGCCGTGGAATCCGTTTCCCGCCTGTAGCGCGTCCATTCCGTCCGCGTCCACACGGTCAAGGTTTCGTAACGCGTACCCTTGGTGAATGGGGCATTCCCCTCCATGCCTGCGCCGTGGATGACAACCCAATCCAAACCGTCCGCGCCGATTTCCCAATCCCATACGTCCGTGGGATCAAGGGAGATGAAATAAGGCCACTGCCTGCGCCCCGCTTCCTCAGCTTCGGCTTGTGTAATGCCCGCCTGCGGCTCCGCATCTACCTGCACAAACCGGATGCCCCCGGCAGCGGCAAGGCGCGTCACATCGGCAAAGAAGGTATTGGCCTTGGTGCCGAGACGGTCAACATTTTCCTGCATATCCTCAAGCTTGGCGGGCAATACGCGCTGGGGCCGCCCCTCATTGATGAAGCTGGCGAACACGTCCACTATGGGGGCCGCAAAATTGCGGTAGGTTGCCCGCTGGAACCGAATATCATACTGCTTTTGCGTCTCGTACGGGTGCCGGATAAGGTACGCGGGATTTTCCTCCACACGCCTGCCACCTTCATACAGGTCAAGGGCCAGACCCCGGCGTTGGTATGACTCGGAATAGTCCGGGTGCTTTTTGCTATACTCAGTGTTGTCAGCCATATATTTTCTCCTAGCCCATTGAACTGCCGAAGAAGACTTCGCGTTTCTTAAACATTACCGCGTATCTGCATTCATCAAGTGCGTGGTCTTCAAATTCCGTATCAATATCATCCGGGATATGTTCATCCCTCGGTGCAGCGGGAAGAGTTCGGATCAATTCCGTACAGGTATTGAATACATACAGCATGGGCTCTTCCCCTTCCTGCCATATCCGCTCCCGCATTTGCTGCCATCCTGTGACGCGGGAATTGTCAGCCCGTACCCACTTAATCCCCTCAGAAGCCATATTGTCGGCTACGCTTGGGCCGTCAGTACTAGCATAAATAGCAGGATCGGCAGGGCCGGGATTGATACGAATCCCCATAGCCTCGGACATCTTCCGTTCACGTTCACGGATACCCTGCGCTACGTGCTTGCTGGACATCCTGAGCCCCTCATTGGGGACTATCATGCCATTGGAGCCACGTTTGGCACCATACCATTCAGCAAAACGGATGAACGCCCCTCTGGGGTAATACCTGCCATCCGGGGCCTGTGTTCCGTCAGCAATAGCCCACCACCCTACAGAAAAAGGATGCGAACTCCCCCAGTCAAACGAACGGAAGCAATACCAATTCCTAGGAATATTGAAAGGCTTTACGATATTGCGTGAGGCGGACCACACATCCCCGAAGAAAGAACCCGCCACAACATTCCAGTCCCCATTGAGCCATGCCCGGCGCAAGCTATCATCAGCGATGGACTCAAGACGGCGCAGATAATCAGGGTCTGCCTCCACAAGATTCTTGTTGTCGTAGATGGTGGCGGGAATGAATACGCGCTTGCCCCCATGTGAATCAACAATCGGGGTCAATGCTGGTGCAGGGTCAATGAAATATCGCTTAACCCAAAGATGGCCCGGTCCAAGAGGGTTGGCTGTGCAACGAATCATCTTAGGAACATTGGGATCGCTAGAACGGCAGAACCCTTTGGCCTTCTCGTAAACTTCCTGTGATGGCAGGTTGCAAAGCTCGTCAAACCCGACAAAAGGATATTCATGCCCTTGGTAGTTCTCCATGTCAGCCGGGCGCTTGGCATGGCGCAGCTTCAAGGTTTCGCCTTTGGGAAATACCCATTCCATAGCCGACCCCCGCCAATGGGCACCGGGGACAATGGCAGGATAAAACCTTTTGGATTTGCTAACAATTTCTTCAAGTTGCTTATAAGTTTGCCGAAAAATGATCCCTTTCCATGAGGGTCCAAATCCCAAACCTACGAACTGGATGTAATCCATCAGCAACGAGTCCGTTTTCCCCGGACCACGAGAACCACCAAACAGGATTTCTGAATAGGGACACGAAAGGAAAAGGGTTTGCGCCTTGCTGTTCGGCTTCCAGATTACTTTTGGGCTGCTGTTTCCCATGCGTCCTCCGAAAGCAAACCGGGAGTCACAAGGACACCGGACTCGGGCTTGTCCATGCCCACTTCATCATCCGGGCCTTTCCCAAACCTGTCTTGTCCCCCGTAACCTCTGCACTTTCCCTTTCGTTCAAGATAATACTTTATCGCCTCAAAGTCTCCACCATAAATCATAGAAAAAAGACCTTCTTCGCAGACGTCAAGTATTGTATCTTTCTCATTTTGGATAGCCTGTCTCACTTCATGATATCTATCTATGTAGTCATAAACGGCTTGTCGAGACACACCTAGCTTCTCAGCTATCCTTACAATAATGCCTCCTGTCCCTTCAATGGCTTTTAGTATAGCGTTAAGAGACGGCCTACGGCAGACCTTAATCTTTTTTGTAGTATCTTTTTTTGCCGTTTTATGCTTTACTGGCTTATCAGCTTTGGAGGTTGCCATGATCACCACCTTTGACGAAATGATCGCCCACGTTCAAGAAAAAACATATGAGAACAATGTGTTGCTATCTTTTTCAGGCGGGAAGGATGCATGGGGGACATGGATCGCCATTCGTGACCATTTCAACGTGACGCCATTCTATTACTATATCGTTCCCGGCATTGAAATCATTGATGAATACCTAGCCAGATGTGAAAAGCGGGTGGGTAAAATCCGGCAATACCCGCATCCTATGCTGTACGACATGCTCACAAGCTGTACGGCACAGGCACCTCAACGGTGCTGGACGATTGAACATCTTGAACTCCCCCGCTTTACGAAAGACGACTTGCACCGCTGTGTTGAAAGCGACTGCGGTTTTCCTGAAAAATCTTGCTATGTGGCCCTTGGGCTGAGGGCGGCGGATTCCATCATGCGCGGTAGCTACTTCAAAAAGCACGGCCCCGTTGATGACAAAAGAAAGGTTTTCAGCCCTATATGGGACTGGAACAAGGCGAAGCTCCTGGAAGAACTGAAGGCGGACGGCGTGAAGCTTTCCAAAGAATACGAGTTCTTTGGGCGCACCTTTGACGGCCCTGTACTGCTCTACTCGTGGGGGCTGAAACAGCATTCCCCGCGAGACTATGCCCGGCTTCTTGAATGGTTCCCCATGCTTGAGGCTGAGGTATGGAGATATGAACGGCATCTTGCCAACGGAGGAAACTGAGATGTTCTTAAACAAGTATGACAAGCCCGCAACGATGGCAGACCGGAGTACCCGGCGTGTAACTATGAAAAACCCGCTCGACGGGCTCAAATACTCGGGAAATGTAAGCATGGATGCCCTCAAAGAGCTAGATATTGTACTCAAGGCTTTTCGCTCTTCTGATGCTGGAGAGAATAAAGGGCCATACGGCATCGACTCGCGTTTTTTCTTTACGATAGTTTTTGAAAGCTTCGCACAGCGTGAAGATTTCCGAAAAGCCTTGAACCTCACTCGGCACGGTGAGCAGTACTGGACAGGGGAAGCCTTCATGGGCTCGCTCGAACTTCTGAAAGAGAAGAAAGGGGCTTCTCTCTCCGAATACAAGCGGGAAAATCCTTTCGCCAAACGAGAAGCCCCTGTAGCTGCAAAGGCTGAACCTACCAACGCCGAAAAGTACTCAAAACTCCGGGCGGAAGTGAAGCGGACACAAGAAAAGATGCAGGGATATACCGAAGACCGCACTTGGATCGCCGTATGCTTCCCTTCTGAGAAAGAGATGGAAGCCGCCCGCAAGAAGCTTGCCTTTCCAGAAGGCAAGTTCATACACGTAGAAGACGTGTGCAGCGCGGTAGAAAAGAAATTCGGCATATCTCTTGATGTTCCTATAGTTCCGTTCGGGCTGAGGGCTGTTGCCAAGCCTGACAAAGCCCTATTAGCCCTCGTTGAGGATTAAATCAGGTTCCAGCCCTGCCACCGCCAGCCCGGGAAGCGGCTGTACTCCCCCCCCCACGTCCGGCCCGCCTTCCCGCCGCCATTTGCCTACGGGTAGCCGCAAGAGCCCTTGCACGAGCGCCCATACGTCAAACTCCTTTGTTGATGTGTAAAGCTTTGCCTCTGCCAATATTTCAAACCCATCTCGCATAACGAGGGGCAAGAAACCTATTTCTGTTCCCTCTGGAACCGTTTTTCGTCGCGCTTGTTCTGTTCCTCGACCCTCGTACTGAGCGACGTATCCAGATCGAAAGATGCGCCTTTCCATTTGCGCCGATACCCCAATTTTTGGGGTAGCTGATGCCCAGTATTTGGGGTATCCATATTTCCAGTATTATTTCCAAGCGCAAGAACCGCAGCGCGTCCTGTTTGCTGAGAGATGAACACCCCGGAAGCTATCAGGCGTTGAAGGGCTTTCTGCACCGTATTCCGTGAATACCCTGTCTCTTCAATGAGCGTCTTCTGACGAACTTGGATGGTTCCCGTTTTTTGATTAAGATGCAGAGCAAGCACCATTCCAACGTAGCGTTCACCGGGCAGTAAATCCATTTTCAGGATAACCCGTTGCAAAGCGTAAGTGTCCATCCATTTTCCCAACTCCGCTATCGGCCCCGCATAAAAACTTTGGGCAGGGGAACATGAGGCTATTTCTTTCCGAGATTTTCTATGATTCCCTTAATATTTCTTTTGATAAGAGGCCCGCAACCATGCCCAAACATAGCAGACGAAACCGTGTAAACCATACGTATTCCTTCGGATGAATTTGCGGCACACACCCAAGTCATGGCACCAAAGCAGATACCGATAACCCACGAGGCGAGGATGTCGCTCACCCTCATCTCACGATGATATGCCCTAGCGGTTTCCCATTCCACGGCCACACCGCCTACAGCCCCAAGAATGATCCAAGTAATTCCGCCTGAGAGCAGGTCGATAGCACGGGAAAAATCCGCGATAATTTTTTCCAGCATAACCAGCCATATTAATACCTTGCTTTGACCTGTTCCACGTCATTGATCCATTGGGCGAGAGTCCCGGCATCTCTTGAATCCATCCACACTCCATCAATCCCATTAAGGTTCACTTTTCGGATGCTCTCCAGTATGGGCGTAGACGGTATCTGTGTTCTTTCCACCCAATTTGCTGACGAGCACCCCAGAAGCATCAAGAGCAACAGACCGCCGAAAATCGTCAGCAGCGGCTTTATCCACCGTATCAAGAAGGCGTAAAGCAAGTTGCAGGAAGGACAGAATGACGGCTGTAATGTTCGACACATGCCCTCACTTCCCGGTCACGGCCTTGACTTCAGACTGGACAGCGGGAGACTTGGCATCGGCAACAGCGCCCTTGTTCTGCCCGAAGTGCGCTGCAAAGGCATGGACCCAACGATATACGGCGGCATAGGAACCGGTTGTTTCCTTGGGTACGGGCATCCAGACGGTAGCCACGGCGCACAGGCCGCAGACGGTCATGAGCACGCTCAGGGCGGTGATGATCCATGCCGCGTCGGGATACTGTGCGGAAAGCCGCGCCAAGGTAGACAGAATGAAGTCAATCACGGTGGTTTCCATCAGTATTTGCCTCCATGCTGGTAAAAGGCGACGTCCTGCGGCTTGTTCGGATCATTGTCGAGATGAACCCATGAGGGGGCCAGTTCGATGCGCCGGAATCCGACTTCAAGCGCAGCTTGGAGAATCAGGAAACGGGTGTGCGAGTTGAGGCACTTGATATCTACGGCGTACCCACGGGTATGGGCGGAATCGTCCACTCCACCGACTGCCCGATTGTGCGCCGGACAGCGGTAGGCGGAAGACAATACCAGCGGGATACCAGCACGATCTCGAACTTCATCAAGCATCATGAGCAAGTCTTGATTCATGTGCTCAATGCCGCCACCGCATCCGTCCTTGCAACGGAATTCATCCGGGGAGAAATGGCGAAGAGAAATTTGCATAAGAAAAGCTCCTATTTCTGTATACTAGGAGCTTCTGGAGGAGAAAAATCAACAGCATGTTGGTACGAAGTTTGGATTATTCCACCATTTGTTGTTTTTCGTCTCAATGAAAACGGAGGTATGCCCACAGGCAGAGCACTTTGAGTATCTGACAATCATGCGGATGTTTCCATCATCGTCATATTTTTTCTTGGTGTGATAACAGACCATTGCGTCCTCATGACACCTGGGACACGGCGGGCACTTACGCTTTCTTGGCTCAGTCCGGGCTTCCTTACGCGGGCGGATGATTTCGAGGGGAGTAGAACGTCCTATTTTGACTTGGATGATGGTAAGAGCGCCACGGCTGCGCAACCGCCGATAAAAGCGATAGATGGAGCGGTAGTTCTTGATTTTGCGCCAAGGACAGTAGAAAATGGACAGATACAGAATAGCGTCCAGATGCGCCCTGATTTGAATAGCAGACATGGAAAGATGAATGCGGGGCATGTATTGGTGGATGATAGGCAGAATCCGGGCAAAGGCCGCATCGTCAATAGCGGTCAACCCGCCCCTACGTTCAAAGTCCAGCTTGGCGCGTCTTCTCATGCTTACCTTCCCGTACTTCCGTAGCCGTTTGTTCCACGCTTTGATGGTGAAAGTTCCTTTGCTTCGATATACTGGATTGACGGAACGGGGATGATAACGAGCTGTCCGATGCGGTCACCGGGCTGATAAAGCGGCTCACCGCCATCAGTATGCCTGAACATTGCCTTGATTTCCCCACGGTAGTCAGCGTCAATCACGCCCACGGAATTGGAAAGCTGGAGCGGCACCCGGAAGATAGACGAACGGGGGAATAGAAGAGCGGCGAAGCCTTTGGGGACTTCAATAGCAAGCCCGGTACCGTATTCGTAACAGGCTTCATCGGGAAGCCATTTGCGGCTGATCGCGGTAATGTCGAATCCCGCTGCCCATTCCGACCCCTGTTTCGGAGTAACGGCTTCAGGATGAAGGCGTTTGAATTTGATGGTCATGGTATTTACTTTCCCACTTGCCAAACCACAAAGATTTTCCATGATTACCACCCTGCCCTTTCGAGTACCCCAACCAGCGCCGTCAGAATCATTACGACGGCAACCCAGAACACCGCGATACCAAATCCTTTTGGGTTACGTCTTGCCATGCTTTACCTCTAGCTGCTTTTTGTGGGCGTCAAGCTCGTCGGTATAGGCACAGACGCCGTACCCATGATGCGTGGCCCTATCGCAGTCATAAACGGGATACCCGAATCGGATCATCAGGAGTCGGCTAACCCCAGTATAGGCTGTGATGGCCTTCCAGCCGAGCAGCAATTTCCGTTCATCCATTACGCTTCCTCCTGTGTGTACACGGCTACCTCCCAATGCGGGACGGCGGCGTAGCGTTTTGAACAGCGTAGGACCACAACCTGCTTATCATCCCCCCAAAACCCGGTGCGCGACATGGCGTCCTTGAGCTGCTTTGCCATGTTGTCTAAGTCCGGTTTCTTCGTGTGGGCGATTTCGCCGCGCAACATGGCCTCACGATCCTTTTTCGAGGTCGATACGGGTATCGGCATCCCCGCGATGAATTCGAGCGCGAGCGGCCCGTCTAAAGGCTTTTCCGGGGCGAGCTCCGAAAGCAGATCGTCAAGCACGGCTTCCGCGCTCTTCTGCCCGGCAGACTTGTAAGCCACACTGTGCCCGCAACGGACGGCGTGCCGGACTCGGGCCTGTGCCGTGGGCGTGCAGGACAAGGTGAAGCGTAAGACCGTCATGACGCCGCCTCCCTGTTGTCCGAGGTTCTCGGCTGTTTTAAAATGCGCCACACCTGCCGTTCGGAAAGCCCGTGCAGCGTGGCGAGCCTGGCGACAAGCGCTCTTTCACTCAGCCCCTTGCGAGCCAACTCGTCCCGCTCGGCGTTGATGTCCATGTCCCGTGCGCGGATCTTCGCCCGGCGCAAAGTGGGGATATAGATTCTCGTACCGCCATAGGTGTGCAGAAAGTCGGAAAGGGCATCCTGCCCCAAGAAGGTGCACAATTCCCGAGCTAGCCGCGTCTTCCGGCTTTTGGCGGGAATAATAAGAGTTATACCCGCGAAGCGTTCAATCATGTGCCGGACAAAGGGCTTTCCGAAACGGTCGGACATGTCTTGCAGTGTTTCCGGCAACGATTCTTCCCTGTACGTGCTCATCACACACTCCTTTTCGTCAAACACCCCTGCACACGCGCCGGGGCCGAAGATTTCACAGTACCGTGGGCACATCACAAATCGTTTTCCTGTACCGCAGGACGTCCGGCCCATGCTTCACCCTCGGTAAACTCAGAAAAAGCTTTTTCGAAACGCAAGAACGATGCGCCTGTTCCCGTACTGCGGGATTTCCCGACGATGCATTTCACGTCTGGTCTGGCATTAGCCCTGTCCAGATCGCGGGTGTGCAGCAAAAGGATGATGTCCGCGTCCTGCTCAATCGCTCCAGACTCTCTGAGATCGGAAACCCGGGGCTCTCGCTTGCCTTCTTCGCTTGAACGGTTGAGCTGGGAAAGCAGGAGCACAGGGACTTGCAGATCCATAGCCATTTGTTTGAAGGCTCTGGACATTTCTGCAATTTCACGCTCCCTGCTGGTGCTCTTCTCGTCGGGATGCAAAAGCTGGAGATAGTCCACTACGATGAGCCCTAAATCCTTGATGCCTCGTGACAGCCTGCGGACTTCACGAGGGCACATCGGAACCGTGGACTTTTCAACGATGGACAGGGGGAGGGCTTCAAGTTGCCCTATGGCGGTGTCAATAGCTCCACGGATCTGCGGCGTGACGCCCATCCCCTCACGGAAAAACCGCCCATCGATACGCCCTACACGGGAGATGAGGCGATGCCCAAGGCTTTCGTCGCTCATCTCGCATGAGACAAAGAGCACACCCATTCCGCGCCATGCGGCACCCAACGCCACATTTGCGGCTAAGGCCGTCTTTCCAAGGCCGGGACGAGCGGCAAGGACGATCAATTCCCCCGGCATGAATCCCCCACGCAAAACGCTGTTCAAGCTTTTCCACGGAGTCTGAACTTTGCGCAGCGATTGCGGATTATCTAGCTTTGCCCGAATGCGGCCCATGAGGTTCGACATAGTTACGGCTTCCTGAATCCCTCCCGAGGCTTCAACAAGCTTGCGGGCACGGTCAGCGATGTATTCGGAGTCCACGCCGTAAACCGATGCTTCCGCAGCAATTTCGAGCAATCCGGCATGGAGTTCCGCCCGGCGATGTTCATCGGCAAGCTTTCGGGCCAAACTCTCGGCATGGCCTTTCAATCCCCACGCGGATGTAGAAAGTTCCGCCATACGCGCCATATCCGGGGCAGGCCAAAGTTCAGGATCTTTCGCCCAACGGGATTGCATCTGCGTTGCCAACGCGGTGAGGTTGGGGCGTTGACCGGACTGCCGGAGCAAATCGAGAGCCACGGCAAGCGGCGCAGCTTCCGGCGTCACAAAACAACTTGCGGGGCAGATATCGAGTACATCCCCGAGCAAATGGGCATCCCGGTTCATGCCCGATAGAGTCGCGGCAATAACGCTGGACTCAAGCTGTGCGCGGGCTTCCGAGGCCATGACGGGCTTTGGCGCAGGAGCGTTCTGCCTGCGGGCCATGATGCCGCGTTCAAGCGTCTGAACTGCCATTTCAAGCCACCTCCCGATTGTCGTACTTGCCTTCAATCACGCCCATAAATCCGCTTGGGGACATGAGCTTGTCGAAATCCACCCGGTACACCGTTCCGTCTCGAAAAGTCTTTTTGCCTGTGAGAATATCAGACCGGGAAGCCCTAGCAAACAGCCGCCGAAAGTAATCCAGCCTTTCAGCGGCGGAAGTGTCCCTGTCCAGCATTCGCAGCCTCTCTCCGGCCTCTGTCCATCTTGCCTTCATTGCCCCCTTGCGCTTTGCGTTCACGATTGCAACTCGGGGATGCTCCGGGAAAGCCTCGTGATACAGGCCGACAATGGCGTCATAGGGGCAGGCTGGCGAGGCATGAGCCTGCCGCTTTTCGCCGGGATGGGAGGCGTCGGCGGCGTCGGCGTCGACAACTACCCCGTCAGGGGTAGTATTTTCTTGAGTATTTATACGAAGAGCAGGAGAAGGAGCAGGAGTAGAACGATCCGTAGTACGTTCGTTCAACGCCGTATCTACGCTCGTACTACGCCGTACGTACGGCGTACCATCTGCGTACATACGATATTCTTCCTGCGTAAGTCCCTTCACTCCATCATCACGCATAGATTTAGCTATATCTGGGAATTTTCTTGCAAAACGAGAAAGCCTTGCGGCATCGCTACGGGTATCAGCTTCACTTGCCCACGGGTTATGTTCCTGCCAATCGTGCAGGGTGTACCCGTCAGGGCTTTCGTCAATCCACATACCAAGGCAGGTGTCGAAAAATTTCTGCTCCTCTCCCTGCCAGTCGGCGGCAAGCTCTACATCTTCCCAGTCCATGCCGGAAAGATTCCCGTCCGGGCGATTCACAGCAGCCCACGCCCACAGGATTTGAAGCGAGCGTATCCCCTCAAGTCCAATACGGCGGGCGGTCTTCTTTGTTTTCGGGTGTTGCCAAAATCCAACTGAAAGGCGAAAATCAGTATTCATTATCTCACCTCAGGAGTTGGAAATATGGCAAGACTGACAGAACGCGCCGCAATGGAAATTTTTTGTAATAAAGATGGAGGAATTACAATTCTTCAAAAATGTTACAATGATTCTGATGCCATTATCACTTTTGACAGGCATGATGCACCTATCATTATTGAAATGATTCAAGCTGCCTGTGATGAAGCTAAAGAGCTTGAAAACGAATCCAACGAGCAGTAGATTCTTGACTTTTTCCTGTGTTTCCATCATAATTCACCCATTGAGTTGGTTTTATGTTTGGCCCGGTGTTCCCGCATCGGGCCTTTTCTTTTGCCTATTCTGATTCCTGAAACCGCTTTTCTCTGGCCTTTTCCAGGTTTTCCCGCATTCTCTCGCGTTGCTCTTCGGTCATCACGCGGGGTTTCCGGTTCGGATTTTTCCCGTGGCGGTAAGCGTACAGCGGGCAGTCTTTGATCTGGCATCTATCGGCCTCGCTTCTATTCCCACCCGAGTACTCAATGCACTTGGCACGGATTGCCTTAACTGGCGTAAGCGTTTTCTGTTCTTCCATTTTCCTTCCCCCCTTCAAGTTTCACTTCAACCCTATTTCGGCACTTCTCGCATCGCTTTTTGTCGAGCCACCACCAGTTAGCCTTTGGGCATGGCCTCAAGTGCGGAAACATGTTAATGGCCTCCAGCAATGCCTCTTTCGTCTCGTACCCTGCGGCTTGCGGCGTAGGGAGGCGGTGACGGCAATGGAGCGACATATCAAAACCCTAGAACCGGATCTGCGGCTCTCCCCGGCATACTTCCCCGGACGCTATGCAGCCCGTCAAAGTACAGCTTCTTTCCTTGGTATGGATCAGGCATACAGAACTGCCCGTACCAAGATGCAGGAATAAAATCTCCCTTGTACCGGGCAGCGTCATACCGCCTTTTGTATTCTGCCTTGCATGACTGCTTTTCACATATCAGCTGGTTTGGTCTGTGCGGGATGAACTTCTCTTTACAGATGGCACAAGTCCTCATTTCTCCCATTGCCTTCTCTCTGAACCGACGCACCCGCTCGGCACCATCCAGACTCTTCTTTGCTTTTAGGCAGCTTTCCGAGCAACAGGTCTGGTTGTTCCCTACCGGGATAAACATCGTGTGGCAGATAACGCATTCCCGTTCTTCATAGTCGCAATCTGTATTGCAGACATGATCCGCCTTTTTCCCTTTGAACCACCGACCGCAGAGTTGGCATTTTTGCATGGTTAGTGCCTCGCTTGATTGTAATCTCGCTCATACCGAGTGTTCGTCTGGTCTATCTCGTCCTTCCATTCTTCCGCAGCCTTGGAGACGATGGACGGATGCGCTTTTTCCTGCATGAGCATGACCATCTTGCCACAGCATATGGTATCGTCCACGGATTCTCCTTCCCAAGTCGGCTTGTCTGGCTCTGCCCATTCCTTGGGCTTCACGACATAACCGAGCCTGTCCGCCAGCCATTCAAGCGGAGCAATGGAGCCGCAGGAGGCCATAATGCCGAGTAGTACGTCCGCCCCGAGTTTCGCCCCATCATCAGCAGGGTTCAGCTCACGCTTGAGGGTCGGGTACGGCTTGCCAATCTCGGCGGCGATAGCCTTGATCGGCTTTTCTCCTTCATCGATCATGGCCTCGATGACTTCCGTCAGTGTGTTATAATCTTGGGTATTCATCGATCATTTTCCTTGATGTATCCCCATGCTCTAATGCGGGCATGGAATCAGTTATTCACCTGTTGCTCACCCTGCGCCGTTCCGTCTGGCGCGTCCGCATTCTCATTCCCGGCGAACCTGTGCCGCGTTGGAAGAGCTACCGTGAGGCTGAATACCCGACGCCCGAATCCGTGGTGAGGCGGTGCATGGAAGGGCTAGTCGGTAGGGGCAAAGACGACGAGCATGACAAGAGCCACAAAAATTCCTATCAAAACGCTACTCATTACAGAATGCCTCTTTGCGTTCATTGGGAGTTTCAGCCGAGACTGTGTGAGTAAGCTCGCGCTCAAGGCGACGCATGGCAGACCGGAGCTTGTCGGCGTTTTCGGAACGCATGTCGTGACGTTTGCCGGAAAGAAGCCGCGTGAGCGTGTTGGGAAGAAGTCCCGCAGCAATCGCTAGTTTTCTTGCTGACATATTGTATTTATTCAGAAAAAAATCTAATTCGGTTACAATTTGCGCTTTCATAGGCATATTATACCTTTAGGTATTTTATAGATCAAGAAAATTATTCCTATATGACATTGAAGGATTAATACCTTTTGGTAGCATAAAAAAATGAATGAAAACATGTACGAACGTATTATGCGAAATTTGAAGATGATCCTACAGGATCGCGGCAAGCAGGCGGAGCTTTCAGCAATCACGGGGATAGCTGCACCTAATCTTTCTCGATGGTATACCGGAGAGCGAAACAACCCTACGCTGAAAAACGTAGGTGCTGTATTCGACGCGGTGGGGGTCAAGGTAATTTTTCCTTGGGAAGTAGAGGGAGATTTTTCTAAAGATATTGATGCAAAGAATAAAAGAATTCACGAACTTGAAATATCTATGGAAAAATTGTCTCAAGAAAATTTAAGGCTTGAAGGGGAAAATAGACTTGCACAAAAGCAGATTGAAAAGCTTACTAATGAGAAAATTGATCTTCTAATAAAAATTCGCCAAATGAGTAAAGAAAACCCCGCACAGGGCGGGGAATGATGTTATGTCTTATAGTATAACGATTGCTGATATTGCTGGAATAGTAACAGCTTGTGCTACAGTATACCTTACATTCAAAGCAAATCAGAATATAGGTTTGATTCTTGAAGATAAGGAAACTCTATATAATACTTCGTCAAAACCCATAATTATATGTAAAGCCTTATCTATTAAGGGATTCTATATTATCGAAAACTCAGAAGAAATAGACCCAAATACTGGACAATTTAAAGAATACATAAAAATTGGAAATGTAAAAAATATTCAAAAAGTTTTATACAAAAATCAAAAATATAAATTTAATTGTTTATTATCAAATGGGAAATGTAAATATGAAATAGAGATAAAAATAAAACGATCATGGTTTTGTGGATTTAATACGTACAATATTATTCTTTATCCTTATTGTAAAATTTAGTTATATTTTCTAGTGCGTTTTCAAAAAAAGGTTGCATAAATAAAGGGGCAGGAATTTTACCGCGTTGTGTCAATATACCGAAAGGTTCCGGGTACATTGTATGCAATACATATGATCTATCTTGTTCTTTTCCGAAAATAGCATGATGATATTCTTGCGTGTTATAGTATAAGTACAAATCTCTCTGAGAGAGTAAAATATTCTTAATATCTTCTAACAAAGAAATAATACGATCTTCATTGCTTGATTCCATATTGTGTCCTTCCCGCTCCATGCGGGATTTTTTATTGGTTGTGCGTTCATCCATTATTATCATCAAGATATAAAGAGTATAACATCTTATCTAATAGATCAGCAAGCCGTATAATATGTATCACATGATTAATAATTAAACTCACTCAAAGGAGCATCCCCATGTCTAAACTTCGCTCTTTTTCTTCTGTAGAAACGCGCTATACTTCTCCTATACCCTCAGAGAGAGAGAGAGAGAGAGAGAGAGAGAGAGAGAGAGAGAGAGAGAGAGAGAGCATTGCGCGTGCCAAATAATATATATACGTAATAATACAAAAAATAGATTTTTAGAAATTTATGAACGACTCGTAACGGTCTTTGTATTGACCAATGATACAGAAGGTAATTTCAAAAAAAATAGAATATTTGGGTTACTTTATAACAGTGTGTATACGGCGAGAGAAGACGACCCGGAATATGAGCTTATAAATTACCTTAAAACATTGTAAATTTGCCCCGAAAGGGGCTTTTTTGTACCTAAAATATACCTATATGAATTTTTATCTTGACTTCTAATCGTACCTTTAGGTATTATCTCTTCACGACGAACGGGGAAGGCGAACACGCTCGGCACACCAGCCGGAAAGTAGCCAGAATGCCCCGTGAGAAGGAAGCCAGCCGCTCAGTATGGAGCAACCGAACGATGCCGAACCGAAAGCTAAGGCTACCCAGTAGGACGCGAGAAAGAAGGGCAATAGGCTGGTGAGGTTCAGAAGTAACAGAACGGGACGGGTGGCAGAGCGGCCTAATGCAGCGGTCTTGAAAACCGCCGATGTGAAAGCATCCGTGGGTTCGAATCCCACCCCGTCCGCCAGATTGAAAAGTGAATAGTCGTTGTTTCGAGGGATGGAGCCGCAGAGGTGCCCGCGGGCTATTAGAGCGGCGCGCGCATTAAACTCCTCACGTAGAGAGAGCCGAATATCTGCGGTGCGTTATGCCAGATTCGGCATGGCAGGCAAGGCGGTTCCATCCACTCGAAACAACGACAGGAACAACATCTTTTGAAAAACGAATAGTGCTTGTGGCTTCATAGCTGGCCCGACAAGGCCAGCAAGAGAGGTACCTATGTCCCTTTTGATAGGTGTGGCTCTCTTAATTAGGCTACGCGCTGAAAAGGCCAGCGTATGTAGTAATCATACATAATTAAGATAGCTTATGCACTAAAGGCCCGGAGTACGTCTCCGGGCCAGCTATGAAGCCGCAAGCACAGCCGGGTAGCCAAGCGGTTACGGCAACAGGCTTTGACCCCGTGATCGGCGGTTCGAATCCGCCCCCGGCTGCCAAGTTTACCGCAGTTCCCTGTGATGCGGGGATAACCATAACCCTCAAGATGGTGAGATGTCAGCCCAATTCACTCCCCGCATCAACACGGAACGGCGTTCCGATTCAGAAGGCAAAGGACAAGGTGCCCTTCGGGGGTATGGTGCGAGAAAAGGCGTCATGAGGAATGACGTACCCCGAAAGGGCGCAAGGTAGCTGTTGACCGACCATAGCAGCATGAACAATCAAACATATTTCAGATTATTCGGGCGGTCAGTTGACTTTCTGACAATTCACCGCCCCGCATGAAAGGCGTAGCGACAATGCGCGTTGCGCCGAACCATGCGTTGCGGGGGATTTCTATTTGCCAATTAGCAAATTCGTGTATAGACTTCGAGCAGGAGGGTCTATGAAAATCACAATCAGCTTCTGGGTAGCGTTTTTTGCTGCGTTAGGGGCGATGTTCACAATATCTCCCCGTTCGGCCATCGCTCGCGAGGCCGCTTCTGAATTTACAAAAAAAAATGAATCGGAAGCCATTGCCGGGTATTTCCAAAAAGCATGGGGGTACATGACATATGGCCTCAAAAAGTCCCAAAAAAACACAAAATAAACCAGCGTTAAACACACGCGCTGTACAGGGGCACACAACATCAACCCGTCTTGTTGAGCATAAAACAGCGCAACAGGTAATGTACGCCGGGCCAATTCCACCACCAGAAATTTTAGCGGAACTCAAAAAGATACATCCTGAATCGGTGGATATTGTTTTTAAAATTGCAGAAAGAGAACAAAATAACCACATCAGAGAAAGCGAAGAACGCCATACTAGACTGATGAAGGCTATGGAATTTGAGCATACGGAAAATATGTATGCTTTATGGCTTGCCTTCTTTGCGTGTGCTGCCTTTTTAGGAGCTGGTGTTTTCCTTGCTCTACACGGATCTCAAATAGCCGGGAGCTTGCTTGCCGGAACGTCAATCGTTGGGATCGTTGGTTCTTTCCTTAAAAATATCGGGAAAGAGCGTAAGACAAAGCTTCCAACTCCATCCCAATCCCCAAAATAATCTTAAGGCGGACCCCAAAAAGTCCGCCTTTTTTCATGCCTTGAATCATCGAAGCCCGGACACGCGCCGGGCTTTTTCATTGGTTCCGAGTTTCGCGGGCTGGTCCAGACTGCCGTCCACCCGCGGCCCGATCCTATCGGGCATCCCCCTGTTCCCCCGGCGGCGAAGTCTGCATGGGCAGGTGGCGCGGCGTCAGGAGCGGGTTCGTCGGGGCTGGTTGTGAGAGAGCGTTCAACTGATGACGGATTGCCAACGGTTGGGTAAAATGTCCTGTTTCAGCGTTAATATTTCAAACTTCCTGGAATCTCAAAAAGAATTGAAAACGGATTTTGAGATTGTGTTCTACTTTTTCATCTTTCCCGTTCCGCCCCAGTTGGAAAGACGGGCTATCGCCCTCCTCGCTCACGCTCGGGCCTAGTTCCCGGTAGGCGAAGAGTTCAGGAAATGCCTAGAATCAAAAGGCAGAAAGGCATTTGGGCTTTCCCTGAGTTCCGGGTGGTGAGTCTCAGGAGCAAAGGCAAAGTCTCGCCCTTACCCGCTATCACACGGGGGCAGGACATTGCCTCGACAGGTTCCGGTATGGAGCCGTCCCTATCGCTTCGGCAGCCACACGCAGGCATCATGCTGTGACCTTGGAGCTTTCCGGCTGATGCGCCGTCTTGCGAGATTGTCCCTTCTCCACTTTCGTCTCTGGACACCCCGACACTCGCTTCGTGGCTTCGGGGGATTTTATGAGACATCACCACCACCGTCTGAATACCGTCCAGTGATGCCGCCCCTTGAGCGGTGGCCTACTCCCTCCTGTTTGCTTCTTCGCGGGGCGGTTGGGCGTGCCCTGTTGACGTCAATATGAATATTTTTTATTCTTTTATCAACGAACAATTCCTGTTCAATTCCAAAAAGAATAAAAATCGTGCTATGGAGGAGGAAAATCAGGAGTGGAAGCAATGCTGACCAAGGATGAAATGGCCATTTTTGAACAGGCTGTTCGTGAAGTAATAGAAGAACAACAGAAAAAAATCGGCCTGTCCGATGAGTCTGTGGGCAAGATGGCGTTTTCGTTTATGCCATTTCCAAGGATGAAGGTTCAGGCAATTAAACGGGGGCAGGGGAAGGCAGGACAGAGACAGCCGCAACAACTCCGGTGGGCAGACATGATTAACCTTTGCGAGTCTGTTGGACTTTCGTGGGTAGACGTGGGGCGCGAGGCGTTGAAGGCGGTCAAGGCGGCGGGGAAGTAGGGTATGGCCATAAAATTTCAACCCGAAATTGGTTCCATTCTTCTGTGTGAGTTTAGTGGAATAGAACCTGAAATGACGAAGAAAAGACCAGCTATCATACTGTCTTCGGTTTCTCCACGCTTGTGCCTTGTCGCGCCATTAAGCACCACTGACCCGGAAGAACAGCAGCCTTGGCACTGTTTGATCAATACCCCTAAAACACTGCCCGCACCTTACGACTCTAAGGTCCACTGGCTGAAAGGCGATATGGTTTCAGCCGTAGGGTTTCAGCGTCTTTTTATGCCTTCAAAAGGAAAAGACAAATTCGGCAATAGATTGTATGTAAAACTCAGGTTAAGCGAATCTGAAATGCGCGAAGTTCGCCGCTGTGTAGCGGCGGCTATCGGCATAACCTCCATTGACTTTGAAAAGAACTAGCCTATATTAAGGCTGTCGGTGCCCACCAGTACGGTGTGGCCTAAGTCCTGCGGGTTCGTCCTTCAGGCCGCTACAGAAGAGAGATTGCAATCCGCTGTAGTGTCTATTTGGCCCATATGGGCTTGCTATGAGGCCAAGGATTCGTCCTTGGTCTTTTCTTTTGCCCATCCCACCCCGGCGACTGCCCACCCAGCAGCCGCCTTTTTTCATGCCCTGAGCAAACTTTTTTCAGCATGGCCCGGTAAACGGGCTTTTTTGTTAGGTAAAAAAGAAGAAAAATTATTCTAATTTTCTATTGACAACAAACTGAATAATTTTTATTCTGTTTTCAACGAGACGGGGAACGAACCCCGCCACAAAGGAGAACAGCCATGACCGCCACCGCCGCCTACCTCGTAATCAATCGGAACCCCGACAACGGGATGGATTGCATCGACGAGTTCGACAGCCTCACTGATGCTTGCGAGTTCGCGGAAGGGTTCGGCGGGAAAGTGGTTAACGCCAGTGATTACCAGCCCAAGGGCTTGCTCGAAGACTGGTTCAGCGGCTGGCTCTCCGAAGCGGAAGCCCGCTACGCCGGGTGACGAATTTCGGCGGGATGCCCGCCAACAGTTCTTTGACAATCAGCGCGATGATGCCCCCAAGCGCGACGTTGTACCCGCATAAGCGGCATGGCGTTGGCCTCTGGTAGCGAAAGCGAGGGCGGAGCACACACGGCGAAGACAAGAAGGATTGGAGCCGTGAAACTCAGCCTAGCCCCGCACCAGCCCGGAAAATCCGGGTTGGAAACGGGATTGGGACAAATAAACCCGAAAAAAGGAGTACTGAAAATGAATGAAAATGAATTTATGGAATCAATGTTGCAAAAAATTACAAAAAAAATGGAAACCACAAAGTTTGAATCAGAAGAAGAGTGCCTTTCTTGGATTCACAAAATCACTTTATTGAAACGTGGTGATGAGGTGGTGGACACGGAAGGTGTTCGAGGTGTTGTATTGGGGTTTGAAAAAGGTGGCTGGGTAGTGAACATTGGATGTTTTGATAAACAAGAAGCTGACATCAGTTGCAGAGACATACACGCTTGCTGCATCAAAGAAATCATTCCAGTCTAGCCCCGTAGAAGCCCCGAGAAATCGGGGCTTTTTCATCGGGATTGGGACGCCGATCCAGACTTCAACACAGGAGAAAAAGGTATGACTATGACAATATCTCACGCAGACGACTTTACCCGTAGCCATCCCGTGCTCACCGGGAAGCGCAAGGGCACAACGCTCAGGGAACGTCTTGAACGTATCCGTGCCAAGGCAAGAAAGGCCAGTGTGCGCGAGGCAGCAGAACAATGGCTGAGAAAGACGGAGGCTGCGGCATGATTTCCAACGTCTACATGAAGCACGCCAAGGTATCACTGGAACGGCCTAAAAAGGTTGACCGGGCTAGAGTTGCTGCGGTCATCATCTTTATGGCGGTCATGCTCGGTATCTGCATTCTTCCACAGATCTTGTACGGGATGGAGGCCATGCGATGAATCAAGAGGAACTTGACCAATTCATATCGTGGCTTCTGGCTCACGGTTCGGAAGTGCTTGCCCCAACGAATCCCTATGAACTCTTGAGGTTTACCACCCAAGACGGCGTGGCAATCATCTTCAAGAACGCTGACGGGGAAATCACGAAAGACAGGAATGGGGCTTTCGAGGTTCTCCGGTGCTTTCGGAAAAAACGCAACTGGAACGGAGGCGGAAAGAGGGAACGGAAACCCCGCAGTGCTTCAAGACGCAGGTTGCTGGTCAACTCAATCGCAAAACGCGACGGGTGGAACTGCATGTACTGCGGAGCAACGCTGACGCTTGAGACAGCAACGATAGAACATATCGTTCCCCTTGCCGGAAATGGGCTTGATGACCTGCGGAACATGACTCTCGCCTGTGCGGAGTGCAACCGCGAGGCGGGGCATCTGAGTGCCCGGCAAAAGGTGGAACTCGCTTTGAAAAGGAGAGGGGATGTGATGAGGCCAGAAGCCGATATGTACGACGCGGAGAGGGAAAGCGTAGACCGCACGATTCCCGATGAACCCGAATACTACGGCCCCGGAAAGGGGCCTTTTTAATAACATATTGAGGTGGAATTATGCGCGAACTCACGAAAGAAGAAATAGAAGTTTTACAGCGTCATGCAAAATGGCTGAAAAATGAAGAAGGCGGTGAAAAGGCCGACCTGCGGGGTGCCGACCTGCAGGGTGCCAACCTGCGGGATGCCGACCTGCGGGGTGCCAACCTGTGGGGTGCCGACCTGCGGGGTGCCGACCTGTGGGGTGCCGACCTGCGGGGTGCCGACCTGCGGGGTGCCGCAGGTAAAATTCTATCCTTTGGCCCTATCGGTTCCCGACAGGGAATCACATATGTGACCAAGACCGAACGGACTATCCTTGTCCGTTGTGGTTGCTTCTACGGTACGCTCGAAGAATTTGCGGCGAAGGTTGAAGAAGAACATGGTGATTCTCAACATGGGAAATCGTACAAGGCGGCAATCGAGTTCATCAAGGCCCATGATGCCGCTTGTTGGCAAGATGATGCTGAAAAATAGCAATGAAGGCCCCGACAAGGGGCTTTTTTAGTTCCCGCCGATGGGCGGTGAAAGGATAAAATATGGAAGCGAAGATTTACAGCGCGATCATCGCGGTCATGCGGGATTGCGGCTCCATCGGCAAGG